AGATCTCGAAGCAGATGAGGGATTCCATCGCCCTGCTCCTCGCAGTTAAGGTTCCTGTCACGCAGGTGAATACCTTCGAGGAGATGTCGGCCAGCTGGCGGCGGCTGGCAACGACGCAGAAGGAGTTAGATGATGTCTATGCGGATTCGGTGCGGTGGTGGAACACTTCCACAATCTTCGCAACTGGAGACAAGCTCTACCGAAAGTGCCTGCGGGGGCTGTGGTGGACCATCAAGAACTACAAGGGAGAGGTTCGAGCCGAGCTGGAGAAGCGGCTGTGGCAGGAGTGCAGGGAGGCCGCGATTCCGTACTCGGTCTGCACACAGGGCCACATGGCTCGGCTGAGCAACGTGATGGTGGGGTTCGATGAGGCGTTCGTGCCGCCCATTCCGGTTGGGGAGATCCTCCAGCAGAGGATGGCTGCGATCTCTGCGATGGATGTGGAGTACGATAAGCAGATTGAACTGGCAGAGGCGGTTCTGGCGGAGCTGAAGATCCCTCATGAGGAGCACAAGAACTGGCTGGCGGCGTTCTGAGGCAGTGATAGCGATCACAACACACAATAACTTTTTACATGCTGACCTACCCTATCGTCTAAAATGGATCTGTTCGGTCCAAACAAGTAGACATCCTGCCTTCCAACAACACTACTACTCAACACACTCTCAACACACTCTCAACCTCCACTGCAACACACTCCAACTCTTCACAACCTCCAACACAGACAGAAATGTCGATCATCTCGATGGTGCCGTTCAGCGTGCGCCAGCGTGGACGCGGCCTGGTGCGCGATCCGGCTGTTCACGGGTACTCGCTGCTGGACCCGCAGTGGGTTCCGGTGGGGACCACGGTCTCGGACCGCAAGAAGGCATCAATGATCAAGAAGGCAGACCGCGTGATTGCGGTTCTGTCCCGGTTCGTGGCGCGTGTGGCCCGGATCCACCGCTTCCGCAAGATCTTCTCCAATGGAGATCTGGCGTGGAGCGTCATCATGGAGCGCGAGGATACGCAGCAGCGCAACGAGCGCGAGGCGAACCTGCGCAATCTGATCGTGATGCCTGAGGAGCAGCTGTACGCTCACTGGCGGCAGCAGATGGCGGCTCACCAGGAGATTGGAAATCTCTGGAACCTCATGAACCTGGTCAAGGCAAAGCGGGCCGAGCGCGAGCAGCGCATCCGCGAGAACCAGATCATCTGGACCGAGCTGAATTTCAACCAGATCGGGATGTCGGTTCGCTCGAACGAGCCGATGCTGAACGGGTTCCGCGTGGGATCCACGGTGATCACCCCGAGCTGGGTGCCCATGAGTTTCACGAACATTGGAGTGCCGGTGCGCCTCCACAACCCGCAGGTGGTCGCGCCGGTGCGTCGCGTTCAGATGGGACGCTTCGCGGCGCTGGATGACGATGAGTAAACACAAACCACAACACCAACAAACACAAAACAAAATACAAAATATTTTTCAATTACAATGAGACTGAAGACTCTGCGTCGTTCGCACAACAGATTGAAGAAGTGGGATGCAGTCTTTGACAAGGATGGCAAAGAGAAGGTCGTCTCGTTCGGAGCCAGGGGCTACAGTGACTTTACAAAGCACAAGGATGTGACTCGTAGAGCACGTTATTTGAAGCGTCATTCTGGGATGGGGGAACATTGGAGCAAGCCGGACACACCGGGTTCACTCAGTCGGTGGCTCCTCTGGGGCAAGCCCACTCTCAAGGCTAGTCTCCGGGACTTCCGCAGGCGCTTCCACCTTTGAAGGGGCAGCCGTGGGAACCTCAGCAACCGCCACGGGCTCAGGGGCAGCAGTGGGAACCTCAGCAACAACCGCGGGCTTGGGAAGGGCAGGTGTATCAATCTCAAACGCAGCACGACGGGCACCGTTCATCTTCAGTCCGCCACCAATGAACCGGAAATGGGGAACACTCATTTGTATAAAACGAATCTTCTTTTTTGCTAGACCTATCCTAGTAGCCAAGATGACTCTCTCCAATCAGAAACTCAACAATGAACTCCTGCGGCTTGGTGCTCATACATCTGGATCGTACTTCAGGCGCATGCAACGTCTTCTCCGGTTTCGATCGTATCCGCCCAAGCCTGACATGACTGCCGAGCTCAACCTGCGGGGAAGCTTCAACCAATCCGAGAGGTCGGCTGCGTGGGCACTCCTGTACCTTAGAAATCACAAAACGGAAACTCATCAATCAGCAAACATTCCTGTATCAGATGGAGAACGTAGTTGGACTTTGTATTCTGTGCCAACGCACTCTGCAGGGCTTCTGCCACCGGGAGTGCCTGCTGAAGGGCCTCGAGTCGGGGCAGTTCAAGAGCAAGGCGGACTGGCTGAAGCAATCGAGCTCCAAGCCTAAGCCGAAGAAGATGATCCGGAAGGTGTTGGTGGAATGAGCGCAGCCCAGCTCACAGGAAACTTACTTTTTAACTGTTCGGCAACCTGACCTGCAACAATGCGAATCTCCTTCTGCGCGTCAGGTCCCAGACGAAGGTGGCACAGGCGGGCGTAGGCGGCAATGGATCCCGTCTCAATGAACTCGGTCATCATGTTCTGAGGCAGGACCATACGGGCCTGCTCCGGGGGGACGTTGTTCTTCAGGAGAGTATCGTAGGTGCTGCGAGAATCCTGGCAATGTATGACCATGATATCGCGAATCGCGTCGGTATCTGGGTGAACATCATCGTTGCTCCCCTGCTTCTTGCCGGGAGCACGAGTCCTGAACTCGGGGATGTGGAACGTGGGCGGATCATCCACATAGCGACGACTCACTTCATTGCGGGCAAATCCAATGGTATGGCGGAACCACTCGCGCGCCATCCAAATCGGCATCTTCAGGCGAAACCGAGCCTGGGGATGGAAGAAGGGTGATGTGTGCTCGTGATCAGCAAGATACTTGATGAGCTTAGCGTCTTTTTCGCTGAACTCGTCCGTATGTTTCCCCAGAGACACCCGTGCAGCATTCACGACAGTCAGGTCATCTCCAAAGGTCTCAAGAAGCGTTACGTTGCACTCCTCGAACATGATAGTAGTTAGAGTTGGATGTGAAAATCAGTTGGAGGAACTACACGGCGATAGAGATCCCCTAGCGTCAAGGTACGCCCAGAGTCAAAGTAGAGATTGGCGATCTTGTTGAAGAGATGGACGTAGAGGATGACAACAGTCGCACTGATGACCAACGTTTCCTCCATTACTGGAGGGCGATGTTTTGCGTCCTCGGAAGCCTACGCGACAGAACAGTACGCTGGGTGCCTCCAACAGACATGTCATCTCCATCCTGAATCCCCTCGATCGCGCGCAGTGCCTCAGCGACACGCTGGGGCTGATCGGCAAACTGAAGCAGAAGCTGAGTCCGGATCGCGGCGCGGCGCAGAGGTGGTCGAACCGTACGGGTCGTCTTAGCAATGGTCCCCACTCCTCCCTCAATCACAAAGTTATCCAGATTATTGCCCTGCATGAACTCCAGTACGTTGCCCCCGAGAGCAGTCTTGCGATCCCTCAGGACCTTGATCTGTGCCTGAAGTGCGCGGATCTGGTCATCCAGTCCAATCCACTCCCTCAGCGTGTCGCGAATCTGCGTTGTGTTCTCCGGTGTCTCCATGACTTTCTCTTTGTGCGTCTGTGAAAGCCCCCGGTCGCTGTTGGGGGAACCGTGGGAACCGTGGGAAGTGTCGGTACAGCCGCACGAGCCTGTGAAGCAGCCGCTACTGTATCCGCAGCAAGAGACTTGAATCCCTCTTCCGCGCTTGCAGAGACACTTTTTGCGAGCTCTGACAGTTGCGTGAGTGCATCTGAGATATCATTTCCGAGACGGATGCGCTTCTCATCAATCTTGGCGACTGCACGGTTTCCTTCTAGGAAGGTGTTCGCAAGCATATCACCGATTGGAGGAGGGATCACGCGAATATACGACTCAGCAGCTGCGGCAAAGTCCTTGCGACTCAGAGAGATAATTGCAAAGATGGGCCAGACAATCAATCCGAACGCGGATGCCATTCCAATACCCGCCATCGACGCATACGGCAGGGGAATGAGTCCAACCATGGCGGGCAGCCCCGACTGGATCGCCTTCACCAGCGTCTTACCCCCTGCAAGAATGACATCGAGCGATGCGCTCAGAATGCTACCAAACACGGGGACCTTTTCTAGGTAGGCTAAAAAGAAGACGACCATGAAGATGCCCTCCAACATGGTACGGGCGAAGGGCGACGTTGCAGCCTGAACGAACCAACGCAGACGCGGCCCAAGAAAGTCATCTGTATCAGGGGTCACAGGAGGTGCAACGGGAGGCACCTCAGCACCGCCTCGGGTCTTCTTGAACGCAGCGATCTTAGATGAAAAATCTTTCTTTTTCCTCAGACCCGACACGATGATATCCAGGCGTTCATCAAAGTCGTCTGGAATTGGAATGTTGTGTCGTTTTAGAATGTCGCGAAGACCCATTACTCTTAGCTTAGAATTTCCACTTCTTGTCGCACTCCAGACATGTGACGAAGGTCGTCATGGGCTCATCTGCAGAACGAGTTTGGAGCTGGTAGAAGTCGCAGCGGGTCTTCTTCTTACACGAGGAGCAGTGCAGGAAGATGGAAGCCGTAGACTTCTTCGAGTACATTGCCTTCTTCTTGTCAATGATACTCTGGATCATGGCCTTCCATCGCCCGGGGTTCAGGTCCACCAGGGTTGAGTCCACAAACTTTGCAACATCCATGGTTGCCGCCATCTCGCGGTAGGGATACAGGCTCACCGCGCGGCTGCGGTACATATCCACGAAGACCGTGTTGGTCCAGTCAATATCCACAAACCACTTCTGGGCATCATTGATGCAGCGGTTGAGGATTGCGACCTCAATCTCCTCACTCTCAAACTTCTCACGCACACGATCACGCATTGGGTGATCCACGAACACGTTGGATGCATGGAGCATGTGAACGGTCACATGGGGGCGGCTGTCTCCCTCCTCCGTCTCCTCGGGCTCATCCTGAACCGGATCACCGTTGCCGTCATCCTCCTCGTACTCGCCATCGTTCTCCTCCTCGTCGTCCTCATTGAAGGTACAGGTCTGGTAGAACTCATCGTACTCAGCTGACTTCAAATCCACGTACTTGGTAGCCTGACGGTCGTAGTCATCGGGATTGGGGTTGGCTGACTTGAGTACCGCAATTGATCCTTGGAAGGAATCGTCATGGAACGGCGGGGGCAGCATATGTTGGTTGGTGTTCTCATCCTCAATCTCCGATGGAACCGCAAAGAACGCAAATGAATGCTCTTCGTGAACGCACTTGCCTTGGAATTGGAGAGTGGGCTGCTTCAACTTCTTGCGAAGCCACTCCAGGACATCTGAAGTCTTCGCAGGAATGGTGGTCTCGGACAAGGTACCTGCTGTTGCAATGAGAGTTGCGACAACCATCTTGAGGTCTCTGTATTAGACGTTCTTGTTTCTGTTTTGTCTAGATCGGTTGTTGTGGTGCTCCAGCAGATTGCGTTGCGCTAGTGATCCCATCGCCCAGTTTGTTGCCAATCCACTCCATCGCGGTCTTTCCATAACCCGTTGCAAGTTTGATTGCGATCCACACGGCAAACACAGTTGCAATGAAATAGCCAAAAGTTGCCAGAAACTTTGTGATCATCTCTGTGTTGGCTGCGCTGTTTGCAGTTGGCAAGGAAATTGCAGGCTGGGAAATATTAAACTTTGTCGCGATCTCATCTACCTTGAGCGGAGGGGCCGACTTGTAATAGACGGTATCCGAAATCTCCTTTATGGCGGCTTCGGGGGGTGTAATCGGGAGGCGCTTAATGTGTGTCATGTTTTCAGCAGAAATCCCGATGGGCTCAGCCATTGCAATCACGCGCGTCCCATCTTTGTTCGTCCAGGTATAGAACGGGCGATCCGACTGTAGAACGTGCCCAATATTCCAGTCTGCCATTCCAGTCACTTGCAGATCAGGATATCCATTGGTCGAGTCTGGCTGAGAAGCAACAATGGTAGCGATATTCGATGCGAATGCGTTAATAAACGCTGCACCTTTCGATTTCACCGGGGACACCTTAAGCGGGATCAGAATGACGATCGTTGACCCAGTAACTAGGCCGGTCATAGAGAACTCTCCAATCTGAAAACACGCATCGTACTGCTGTCCACTCACGCGAAGTGGGAAGGGCTGATAGATGCTCATCAGATCGATCGAAGCATTTGTTGCAGGTGAGCTTGTGAGTGCCAAGGGATCGTCCATCCTTATTGTGATCTAGAAACCAGAATAAATCACGGTAAATGGCAGTGTAGGTTTCAAGAACAGTTTTGTCATAATCCCGTAGTGTATGGTGTTCGCATTAACAATGAATTCGTCGCTGGGATTCCAGATAGGGATTACCTTTGTCCTGGCTGCTGTCTCGGTAATCTTCTTTCTCATCGCCTCTTCCTCTGCAGCAGGCAGGGTGTTCGGGGGAAAGACTGGAGGTAGAATATGCCTTCCAACAACGCTGCGGGTTAGCGTAACCGCCGAGGAGGACATAGCGTCTCCGCCACCGACCGAACATGCGGTACAGTCCTTGGATCCACCAACTGTGAGATTTAGATTCACCATTGTCTCTACTCGACAAAACAAGTATCATAAAGAAACAAGATGAGTACGCCGCCGTCTATATTAGCAAGTACTCTGCCTGCCCCTAGTCCTGCCCCTCCTGCGAAGGATGTTCCGTGGTGGGGAGCGCTGATCCTGGCGATTCTCGTGGCCGTTGTTTCAGTCGTAGGTACGATCTACGCAACAAAATCACCTGCGACCAGCCTGCCCGGAGCCCCTCCTGGAGTTGCTTCACTCCTTACCAGCCTTATCACATTCCTGCCCCACGTTCTGATTCTATTTGGCATCCTTGCCGATATCTTTACGCTGCAGGGTGCATATTCGATTCCCAGTCTTGTCGGCCTGCTCTCTCTCCCGCTGAATAAGCTCCTCAGCTTCTTCTGGGACGGGATCGGTATGGTTCTCGCAGATGCATACCTTCTTGCAACAACTGGTCAGCGCAGTGCTCCCCCACCGGTCGTAGCTTTAGCGGCTGCAGAGCCCGGGTGCGAGATTCCTGGATTTGAATTCCTCAGGAGCGAGTACGCTCCTCAGGGACTCGTTGTAACGTCGACTGTCTTTTGGTTCTATCTGCTGGACCTGATGATTAACCGCAACCCGATTGATAGCGCAATCACGTGGGGTGCCTTCCTCGTGTTCTTTGGAGCCCAGGCATATCAGCTGAAGAACTGTTCTAACCTGGCAGGAAGCTTTTTCATCAAGCTGGCAATCGCCTTCGTACAGGGTTTTATCATTGGTGGCGCTGGATACGGAATTGTCCAGGCAACCATCCCATCCCGGCTCCCCTCGAAGGTTCTGCCGGTTGGTCCTAACCTGAGTTCGCTGACAAAAAATGCGGACGGAACGTACACTGATTCGGAGGGTGCCAAGTACATTGTGGGACCGGATGGCCGCCCGCTCTCTGCGGCATTCATTGCAGCAGCAGCAAAAGCAAGTGCGCCGCCTGCGACTACGACCTAGCCTTCCGGATAAGAGTGTAATATACGATCATATTTGTACCCGAATGACGACCCACCTCAACGCCGTCCTTGAAGACAACAATCGTGGGTACTGCCTGAATTCCCATCTTCCTTCCAAGACTATGCATATCGACGTGTGTATTTACAGATGTCCATTTCACATCTGAGAACTCCTCCTTCAGATCATCAATAGCAGGCTTAATAACATGGCAGGGCGTACAGGACGGAGACCAGAAATGGTAGGCTTCAACTGTCATTCTCTACCTTATCTACAGTATCTATTTGTAAATGACCCCGCTCGGCGCGAATTACAGGTGTCTTGGAGATCACCTGGCGGACCAGGGCAACGTCGCGTGCCTTACACATTTCAGCAAACGCCTTGTACAAGTGCTTGTCAATCAACTCCTTGTCCAGTGTGTCAATTGAGGTCCGCATCCAGGTCACAATGTCCTTCTGCTGCGTCGGGCCACCCATGATCCGGAGAGGGCAGCCAGGAAACAGCTCATCCACCACCACGGGAATCTCAGGCTTGGGAACCACGCCATTCACGATATCCTGCGCCATCTTGTCCACAACTGCATTGTTCTTGGATAGCTCATCCAGACCCCCCGTGTGGGCCTTGACGTGTACGAAGCGATGCGACTTGAACTTGGACAGCCGTGCCGTGATGTCCTTGATGAGATCCTGGTGAAGAACATCCTTGCCCGCAGCTGTCTTCCAGCCCTTGTTCATCCAGCCCGGAAGCCACGAGGTTAGGCAGTTGATGGAATACTCCGAGTCGGAATACACCACCAGGTCGCAATCGACTTCTCCACGATCTTGCAGGGTGGTCACCGCCAGCAGGATAGCCGACAGCTCAGCGCGGTTGTTGGTCTGATCTTGATCGTCAGGGACTCGGTGAGCAGTGGACCAGGCAGGGTGATCAGGGAACCATGCTGCATACCCAGCCTTGGCTCCCTTCCGTCCGTTGCTCGTGCAAGAACCATCAGTGAATACGCGCATGTCTCTTACTTGTTCTTTGCTTCTAATTCCATTTCAAACCTCCGCGGGTCATCCCATAACAGAGAGTCCAATGCGCCATAGACTTGGGGATACGTACGCGAGCAGGGCAGAGTGCTCACAATACAGCGAGACACAATGGCAGACTGCAAAAGAGGCTCCTCGATGTGAAACCACACTCGGCACCGGAAGGATCGCTGTTCCAGAGAGCGACGGAGCATCTGCTGACAGGCCAAACTTAAAAAGTGAGCATGCCAAATCAGCAATACACGGACCCTCGTGGATCTACGCGAAGGCGCAAACGCAATCCACTGCGAGAACCATCTTGCAAAATCATCCATTGAGTTGGAGACCGCAGCATCCACTTCATCAAATTCACACTGGTCTGCATACTTGGTCTTGTAGGCATCCCAAAGTGTTTTCGTCTCCTTGTCATTCATGCATTCGTATAAAATTCGATGGGGTGGGGGAAATTCAGACATTACTCGGCCTTGTCACTAGACCCCACGATCCGTTTAACAGGGATATCGGCAGAGATGATGTAGATGCTGTTCTCCGTCGCAACAATGAAGACCTTCTCCTCCTTGATACGCGAAATGGTCTCAATCGGGGACGTGTACTCCGTGTCGGACTTCACCAGGAACTTGGTGGTGTCCTGAACGCCGATGCAGCACTTCTTCTCAAGGCTGTCGTTGTAATAGTCCAGGTAGATCGGCTTGTCATTCTCAATCGCAATCTTGGCGGCGGCAGCCATAACGGTGGCAGAGGGCACGGCACTCATTTTCTTTGACGCAAGGACTTACGGCGACTCTTTCTACCGCGACGGGTGCGACGGCGACGACCGCCGTTCGGAGCCTGATAACCGGGTCCTCTAGCAGCGCGTTCGGCTTGGAGCCGGGCCAAAACATCCCCCGCTCTACGCGCAACGTCCGCAGCCGCCTGCGGGTCAAGTTGCCCACGATCTTCTAGGACTCTCGGGGCAGGATTAACTAGTCCTGCAAGGACTTCGGGTGGCGCCAGTTTTCGGCGCAAACGATAAAATACGCCGCGAACATTTTCGATCGAATTGTGCCGTGTTAGCGGATTTGAATTATTACGTTCAGCTTCCTGCAGCTGTAGAAGAGCTGCTTCACCATCTTCACCCGTATAGAGCGTAGGGTCGTACTCCGCCATTTCGCGAAGTTCCGAGACAACATTATCGGTAGGAAAGGGATTAACTGCCCAAGGTGCATAAAGCCGCTGAATATCGGCATACGTCAAAGGCTCCGGTGCCATTACTAGACATCCAGAGAATCATCTCCGACGCGAAATATGTCTGCGACTCTTTCTACCGCGACCGCGGCGACTCTTGCGACGACGACCACCGTGCCTGGGCGGATAGGCGGGTACGGCAACCGCAACGGGTCTGTTGCCGAGTAGCTCCAGTATATAGCGTAAATCACTTCTAATTTCATGCTCTGGCATATTACCCTTCTGTTCGCGTAGAGCAACTAAACTCTCCATTGCCCTCTCACCATCCTCGCCAATAAAAATTTGAGGATCGAGTCCTTCAATATCCGAGATAACATTGTCAAGCTCTCCGAGTCCTTTAGCGTCAACAAGATGTTCAAAGATTTCTCTGAGTATTTCCTCTTTCGAGGGAACTTGCGGTGCCATTACTAGAGCTTGAGAGAATCGTCGAGCTTGAACCGGCTCTTCATGTTGAGGCACGGTGTCTCAGTCTTGGGGATCGCCAGCAAGGCCCGTACCGGATCCTTCACCTCAGGAACCTTGGCAGCCACTGCAAAGACGAACCGAACTAACGCATCCACGTGCTCCTCCGTGGCAGGTGTCTTAGGCTGACGAATGGCCTCCTTCATCTCGTCCAAGATCGTCTTCACGAAGGCCGACATGACCTCCTGCGGGAGCAGACTGCGACTAAACAGCTCCGCGACATACACCGCAAAGGTCCGCTTCTTCTCCTTCTGCTTGGTCCACGCAATGATCGCATCGGTGTAGCCCGCCTCTGTGTGATGGGGAACAATGGTGACGTTCGTATCCGCGTACAACGTATCAAACATCATCACCTGAACCATCAGATCCTGACGGGCATCCGGGTACGCCGACGCAATGTCCCGGTACGCATCGGCCATCAGGGGAGCATAGAAACTCTGCTGGATACCTCGGTCAAACAGCAAGGTCGTCACCCGAAGACGGAACATGGAATCACGCTTATCCAGCCGCTCCATGATAGCCACCATCATCTTGTCGTAGGTCTGCTTGGTTAGCTTGTTGAGGAATGCATTCACCTCGTCGTAGTCGGCATCGTCCTTCTCGCGGACCTTGCGATGAACGGCCAGCATCGCCAACTCTCGCCAGTTGGATGCCTCCTCGGCAGGTGCTCTGCGGATCACCTGTCGCCGAAACGACGGCTTGAAGGAGATCTTGAGCTTGGAGATGATGGTGCGGATGGCATCGTCGAGTGCAGGACGGGGGTTGGTGCGAAGAGAATAGAGAGTGGTGATGTCCATCCTTTCTTCTCTTCTGTTTAGACAATCGTATCCGTTTTCTACCAATGGGTTCGTGTTTGAGTGTCGACCAACCCATGATGACGATCGGTATCAAGACAGTGAGAGCTTCGAAGTTCAAGACCATCAAGACGTTTCGGGATGCCATGATTCTGGCAGGGAAGTTTCCAGCTGACGATGCTGCAATCACGCTCATCAAGGATGAGATTGTGAGCTTTACCACGGCAGGTGCGAAGTTTTACTTTGTGGATGGAATCAACTACAAGGGAACCACAATTCCAATTCGGAAGCTCTATGGTAAATAAAACGGATTGATAACCCACAATAGAAGTAGAGGGCGGTGAAGATGACTGACTTAACCCCCATGCCCAAGACGTGGATCCTCTGGTATCACGATCCGAACGACAACAACTACTCCGAGGCATCGTACACCAACATCGCCACCCTCTCTACTCCAGCTGACTTCTGGACAGTCATTGATGCCATTTCCAAGGATGCATGGGAATCTGGCATGTTCTTCTTCATGCGTGAAGGATACCGCCCCCTGTGGGAGGCACCCGAGCACATCCGCGGAGGTGCTTGGTCCAAGAAGGTCGATGCCAAGGACACTTGCGAGGTCTTTATTGATGCCATGGCACACTGCTTTGTCAATGACTTTCTAGTCAATTACAAAGAGGCGATCGTAGGTGTCTCCGTGTCTCCCAAGGGACAGTTTCACATCATCAAGATCTGGAACACAACCACCAACATCACAGACAAGAAGCTCTTTACTCCGAGTCTCAAGATGAAGTCAACCGACGACATCGTCTACAAGGCTCACAATACACGCCCTAAGTAATCAGCAAGCACATTCAGAAAACCACCAAATAATCACGGCACACATGCAGGTATGAGAAATCACCAAGATAACATTGGTTGTATCGTTGCTCATGACAGCGTGAAGAGATACTTGATCTGATTTAAGTCAGCAAGAATTTCATCCCGGATATTCAGCAGGTCTGAGTCCGTCTTTTTTATCATCCGGGGAAGCTTAGTCGACAGCCACACACCCGACTTGCTAATAAAGCCACGAATACCCGTCACTGTCAGATTTTTCACTCCCAACGTCCTCTTCACGTGAGGGCGACCGTAGCGGCCCATATAGACCTCTACGAACGTATCAATGTTGGTGTCCAGTTTCGCAATTAGATCATCCGTTGCCTTGTGCTCGGCAAACGAGCGCGTCTGCCAGTGATAGAGCTTGATCTGCTCCCGCATGTTGAAAAAGGTTGCCACAATGTCGCCTCCCTTGGTAGACTTGCGAGTCCGTCCACGACCAAACACCTTGCGACGAGTCCCCATAGCTCCGATTCCTCCAGGAGGGATTGCGGGGGGCGGCATGGCCTTCTGGCGAATGTCCGCAATCTGTTCCTGAGTCGGAAGGGGCTTCCTGTCAAAAAAGGCATTCATCTGCGCCTTTTTCACTGCCTCCTCGGGATCCTGATCGGGAGGACGCACGGGGTACAGCGGGGGCAAAGAAGGAACGGGAAGAGGAGACGGAGGCGGGGGCGACATTCCCTGAGGAGGAGAGGGTACGCTTTGGGGGGACGGCGGCTCTTGAACTGCAACATACGAAGCAGGAGGCGACATCCCGCCTGCAGGGGTGTAGATGCCGGTCCACTGCATATCCTCAAGAAGAGCGCGTTCTTGAGACCCAGGCGGCGCAGCTGAAAAACGAGTTTGCCACTCGGAATTCTGTTCGGGGGTCCAATCGTCCATTATACTATCTAAAGTCAGGATTCCACCGAGACAACCATGCCTCGTTGAAGACATCCTTCAAGAACCAATTTAACCGCTTGTTCTGGGTTGCATGACCAAAGTCAATAATCCAGACATGACCATCCTTGTAGGTGAAGTTGTACGGAGTGACATCCTGATACTGAACTCCGTGCTGCCACAAGGTCCACAGGATCTCACGGACTTCCTGGCGGACCTCGATAGGCAGATCATCGGGGTCATCACCGAACCGCTCGGACAGAGTGGGACCTACGTGCTCCATTTCAATGTAGGTTCTCTTGTCAGTCCGAACGATGCAGGGAGCTAATCCTAACTTAGCAGCTAATGTCTGAAGCTTAACCTCGCGAGACACGTGCCGCTGAGGCGTGTTATCAAATGTCTTGCGGTACATGGTGAGCTCTATTCCAACGGACAGAATAGATCCGTTTTGCTTGAACGAATCCACTTTTAGAAAGACCAGGTGCCTCCCAATCCAGAGTGGTAGATTGCCAGCGGGGGTTTTTGTCCTGTAGCTGCTATCGCCGCGCGAGTAGGCGCAAGGCAGTTCTTCTTCAGCCAGACACCCGGTTTGGCATTGATACTGTCAGGGATCTCGGTGGGAGACAGGCAGGTATTCGGGTGGACCTCGCGGTACTCGGTCGCATTGACGTTGAAGGGGAACATCTCCTCTGTCTCTAGCAGGAACACGCCATCGGCCTTTGCATCCAAGATACCCGTACGCAGGTAATAGGGACCTGTTGTCCGGTTGATATACTGCGAACTGAAGTCGATGGCTCCCAGACGGTCATCTGCAATGAGACGCTCAAGGACCTTGGACCACTGCACCGCAGCAAAGAAGCTGTTTGTCAGGTACAGCATGTCATTCGCACCCTTGCACTCCAGTCCGCAGGGGTCTTCGTTGCATCCGATGAACTTGTAGTTATCCTGCGATGCCTTGGTAATGGCCGCGTAGAACTCATCACCTGTCTCAAACAGAGAGTCAATGTAGACACCGCCGTGGGTGTACACAATCTCCAGACGCGCCAAGTCGGCTACCTGAGCCCAGCGAGACTGGCCGGACTTCTTACCCTCCTCAATCGCCAAGTCCTGGTAGGCAATGGTGCTGGGGAAGTTCTCGCGGTTCCTGTCATCGTTCGTCCACAGCCGGTAGGCATATCCGTTGCGCTTGGCCGCCTCGCGGTTAAGATCAAAGAGATACTGACGCCACGGGGGGATGGCGGCACCACCCATCCAAATCTGGTGAACCTTCTTGGGGATGACACCCAGTACGTTCGGCCTCCTTTCTGCTTCGGCTACCATGGATGCCTCCAGCTCCTGGCGCTCCTTCGCAGCCTGTTGGCGCTCGTTCAGGGGAATCGGGGCAAGAACGGGTGCCGTCAACATCTCGAACGGGTTGACCTTCTTGGACGAAGGACCCTGCTGGATCAGAGACCACCGGATACGAGAGACGAAGATATAGCTCTCAAACAGATGGCGGTTGATGTCCTCCAGCGTCTCGCACATCCGCAAGAGCAGACGGAGAGTACGGCTGCGGTGGGAGAAGAAGATCGGCTGAGCAATGTCAATCTTGATATCTGCAAGGTAGTTGCTACGAGCACGGGCTCCCCGGTTGGTCGCAATGACTTCAATGCCAGGTTCAGGGATACCCTGGATCGCGCCGATATTGACATCCACATCGTGTATCAGGTAGTAGAGGATCTCAGCAATTGGGGCAGTGTAGGGAAGTACAACAGGTTCCTTGGGAAGAGGCTGCACCCCACGTGTCGCGGCAAAGGCCTTGGCATCCTGGTAATTTTTGATCGCTACCTTTTCGTAGGGTCCGAACGTCTTGTCAAACGGAATGACATAGAACATCGGCTTGCCGGTTTCTGTATTGAGGGTCTCGCGCATCCACTTCAGGTACGGAGCGAATGCACTCACGCCATCGGGAGTGTTGAAGGCAATAAACTCGTAGAAGTATCCGCCTGGGCGATCGCAGTTCAAGCGGTTCGTCACCTCGTCGTTGTAGCCTATCGGGTAGCGGTCGTTTGAAGCACCCTGCTCTGCGGCTGCCTCTTCAGCCGTCAAACACGCGGGGTGTTCAATGATGGCATCCTTGACATCCGCGGCACCGTTAAACTCGAATGGCTCATACTTGTCCGTGAGCCACAGGTACTCAATTGGAAGCTGAATGATATTGACACCGAGTACCAAGTTCTGCATCGTAAAGACCATCGACAAGATACGGTCGTCAGCCTTGCCGTAGTTATCTGGCTTGTGGCTCTCATTGGACCACCCGTCCAGAAGGCGGTGAGCGGCAGGTGTATCTGCAAAGAACATGGTGCCTCCCGACGTCTCAAAGATATACGGATCGAAACACTGCCACTCTTTGAATGCGATGTTCGAACGGGGATCACAGTTCCATCCGTGTGCCATGAAGTCAACGTTCAACATGTCAAAGATCTTGGGGTACTGGCGGAGGAACATGTCGCCGTCAATGTAGAGAACACCGCGACCACCGCATGCCTGAAGGGCCTTCTTGATAAAGATGGGCTTCGCATTGATGGCCGACTGATAGTTCTTGGGCCAATTCTCCGCCAACTCCGGGTACTGTTGCGACAGAAAATTACAGTTCATCGCCCGGCATGTAGCCTCCCATCCCTCAATCATCACATCAAGAGACGTGGGCTGTTTGGACAGACCACCATCTCCACGACGCCTGGGATCGGGGTTGGTCGACGGCGGACGAGCATTGTATTGGGGAACCTTGACATCCCGAATGGTCGCCTTGGTCTCTTCGCGAGCAAAGTGCTTATTCAGGTAGGCTACGCGAGTTGCCTTGGCCTTGAGCCAGGCATCCATATCCGCTGCGGAAGGGTTCAGCCACTGCCCGTCCTCATCCTCTACCTTGGCCAGAGCGGGCTGCCACTCATTTTCAACAAACGCAGCATAGATCTTATCGCTCACGAGCAGCTCCTCTTCAATATCGTTCTTGATCTGCGTCATGATGATATCGGGACATGGCCGTCCAAGGTTTGCATTGATCTTACCACTTCCCCACCAGTAGGTTGCCACGACGAATCGGCTGTTAGGGTTGATAATAGTGGGCGTAAGAGGATAGGTATCCACGGCCTTCTGTGCGAGAGCTGTCGCTGCGGCAGACAGATCCGCCTTTTTGCTCCGTGCTTGCTCGCTATTGAACTGAGCTAGGATCCGCTCATAGCTGGCCTTCACGATAGCAAGAGATTCGTTGCTCACATAGCCGGGTGCGGCGTTGGACCCTTTGTTTGCAGCCGTGGCTCCGTCGAGTTCTTCCTTCGCTGCGTCCAAGAGCCCGATCAGGTTTTCCAGGGTACCTCCACCATGAAGACGAGGAGTGCGATGCCGTCCTCCGCGCCTAGGTGTTTTGCGACCAGTCATTATCTTAATCAAAGATCAATTTTAGGAGGAAGAAGGCGGAAGGGGCATCAGGCACAGCTTGATATCGCCCAGATTCGCAATCACATAGCGAATCATGATGAACCAATCGTTCTTCATGTGAACTTCCAGGTTATTGGAGAGGTTGGAGCACTTGGTAAACAAAACCAGGTGCGGCAGAGAGAAGGATCCGCTCACAATCTCGGTAGACTCGTTCTTGCTGACTGACATTTCTGCGGCTGCATCGCCCATGGTCACGGTCTGCGACGCAAACGGACCCTTGCAAGAGAACGTCAGGGTGTTGCCCACATTCTTGATATCCACCGTCTTGGCCGACAGGAGAGTCATGTCGCGGCAGATCTTCTGGAAGTCCAGCGAGGGCATCGTAACGCGGGCCGAGAACACCGTCTCCGGCATCGTGATATCCGACTCATCGCAGTCCAGCAGATTCAGGCGGTACTTGATGCGACGGCCCTTCTCACCATTCTCAATCGTGATCGTGAGGTGGTTGGACTCCGCCTTGGAGACAGAGAACGTGATCGTGTCATCATTCGTGACCGTCTTCACGATACGGTAGAAGTGATCCGTGTTCAGTCCCACACTCAGCTTCGGGGCCTTGTTGTTGTACTCATACTGTTCAAACTTGTTCGCATACAGTCTCATGTGTGTCAGGACTGTACGGGAATTATCCATGGCGATCATGCGAATCCCATCCTTGTCAAACACCAGGCTCATCTCCACCAGCATGGACTTAAGGCCCTCGGCGAGGGTGCGAATGGGCGATGTCTGCACTGTCTTGGCAATCACCAGGTCGTCTGCGTCGCGGCTCATTTATGTATCATGTAGGCTCGGTGTCTAAGTTGTTCTACGCACTCTTGCGACGTGTTTTCCTTCGCTTCAATCCAGCAGGAAGGCAGTTAAAGAACTCCCCCTTGGCGTTCTTGCGGTAGCCGTAGACCTCGTAGCCCGGCGAGCACTTCTTTTTAGCAGCAGCGAGGCGTTGCTTCAGGGTCTGGCGACGTGTCTTTGCTTTCATTACTTCTTCACAAAGAAAGGAATGAAGAACAGCATCACAATTCCAATCAGGACACCAATGTCAATCGTGCGCACAAGCTTCTGCTCCCGTTCTGGCAGTTCCAAGAACTCCTTCATGTACGATGGTGGCTTAGCCCAGCCCCACATCCAGCCAAGAAAGGTAGGCTTCAGCCGATCCTTGCAATCGTAGATCATATCGTACCAGGCCAACGCAACGTACGCAACGCAGGCCAACAGAAAGGCCATGAGAATGCGGTGAGCCAGCGGCTTAAAATGGGGCATCCAGTACACCACCAGTACAAACAGGGAAAACACGAGGCACTTTGGGTTAAGTGTGAGGTGTGTTCCAAATAATCCTCCGCCCATTACTTAGTATAGGTAATATAAATCAGAGAGTACATTCCAAGCAGCGTCTGGAACGCAATAAACCGATACGAGAAGAGCAGATCCCAGACGGTTGCGATCGTGACAGTTCCCGTCATGATCAGGGCATCTGCCACCAGGATCGTCCATCCGCCCTCATCTACATAGGTCTTGAAGACATCAATCATCTGGTTCTGGCCCTGAGGCAATCCGATGATGACAAAGTAGAAGAAGATATCGTGAAGGACCTGAATGAAGATCGACGCGAACACCAGTCCAAGTCCCCAGGCATTCGGAAAGAAGAAGGTAGCAAGCAGTACGCCAATAACTGCACTCAGCACATCCGCAGAGACCGCAGCCAATCCAAACTTATCGTACCACAGCTTCAGCGCACCAGCCGGCGGGAGAAATGGAACGCGCTGTCCAGGGCCAAGCTTGGTTATCAGCATCACAATGAAATCCACCCAGATCGCCGCACCAATCAATGAGATCAACCGCATTACTTATTGCGACGAGTTTTTCCATGACTCATGCGAGCCGACTTCTTACGAGACACGATGCGGCCCCACTTGTTCATCTTGAGATCTCCCTTCTTCAGTCCACCCGCAGTGTGGTCCGCCGTTCCGTGCATAACCTGGGCACGAGAGCCGATAGCTTTCATGTGCATTTATATCATGTACAGAATAAATGGAAAGGGTTGCTTTTGTGTCCTTTGCAAATACTCCATTTTACCAAACTCTTCAAAGAGGATTTGTACAGTCTGTCCACAGATTTGGATATGATGTATACTCATTCTCGCGGTTTGAAGAGATAGGGAGCCCGGAGCATTCCGTATCTCCCTACGAATTTAAGCTGCATGCAATACGCACAGTCTATATGAAGGGATATAACATTGTTATTTGGTGCGACAGCCCGATACGACTCGTGCGGACGATTGAATCTTGGTTGCCTGAAATTACACGGCGGGGTGTTTATTTGCAAGCAGACACACATCCGCTGGGATCCTGGGCGAATGACCGAGCCCTTAATCATTTCGAATTGACACGCGATGAAGCGATGAAATTAAAGACCGTATACGCGTGCGTCATGGCATTTGACTTTAGAAATCCAGTTACTAAGGACTTCTTATACCGCATGAAAGCCTGTGCTGAGAAGGGTCTTTTCAGAGGCAAATGGAAGAATGATCAACTGACTGAAAGTCAAGACCCTAGATGCGAAGGTCATCGTCATGACCAAACGTGTGCAGAATTAGTTGCTCGCCAAATGGGCATTGAAACAGCACCCCGCGTATTTCTAGAGTCCCCAGACCCGTCGAGGTATTTCAAGTCGCACTGGCACACTTAAACGCAAGTCTACCGTCAATACAAATGAGGTTTTTTAACATGGACTTGCATATCTCGGTCATCGGCGACTTCAAGTCGCTCGGACTGGATGTTGATGTCACGGATTGGTGTTTATCCGGACATTCATGGGTTCTGAATCGCAGCACAGAGTATCCAAAACACATAAACCCAGGCACATGGTTGAATATGAACCCCAAGACGATTGCGGCATTTCAGAAGGAATACGATGCATTTCTACAGACATTTGATGGATTTATCGTAGGACATCCTAATTCATTTGCAATGTTGTTTGAAAAGTACAACAAGCCTGTCATCTTGATAAACACATGTAGATATGACATGCCGTTCTGTTTCAAGCGGGAAACAACGTATATTAATGACTATCATGCGTGCCTTTATCGCCTCTTGAACAAGGGACTTCTCTATACTATTTCGAATAACAGGGTTGACCAGCTCTACATGGGAAGGGGGTGTGGAATTAGACCAGAATACGTAGTGCCGTCTCTGTGCTTGTATACGGGTATGAAATATGCTCCTACAAAGAACACATTTCTGCTGTATACGCAGATGCACTCTGTATTGGGTTCGTTTAGCCACCCACTTGTCTCTGAAAAACCTCAGCAGTTTTCGTGGCCTGATATCGGCTCGTATCGCGGGGTCATTCACTTCCCATACGAAGCAGGACTCACAATGAGCATGTTTGAGCACTTTACAGCAGGTATGCCGATGTTTCTGCCATCGAAATCGTATTGGAAGTCGCACGAAGCGATTCAGAGCTCAAAGGCGTATTGGGGTACAAGTGCTCCACCGAACCTGCAGGTGTTTGTAGATGAGCAGTTTTGGATTGATAACAGTTGTATGTGGGAAACATTTGCATCGCCAAATACAGTGATCTTTGATTCTCTCGAGGATCTTGCTCAGAAGCTCGAGACGTTTCAATATACACCCGAAGGAGATTTTAGGGAAACGCGTATTGCAGCCACACAGTTGTTCTGGAGACAGATGATGGCGAAGATACAGACGGCTACACTCCGTACAAAGGGACCCCAGCACCTTTGCTACAACCGCCTACCGCTTCTTGCAAACTCGGTCTTTGATACACAGTATACGGATGTTGCGGCGCAACACTCATATCCAACCCGATACCCTTTTGCGAAGGGGGACTTTGTGTTTGTAAAGACAGACTACCTCGATTGGTTCTTAGACAATCGAGTTGTCAATACGTCGATCACGCTTATCACGGGCGTATCGGATTGCTCTCCGAGTGAATCTGCATGTGCAAAAATCCTCGGGAATGCCAATATCAAGAAGTGGATAGGATGCAACATTACGGCGAGTCATCCGAAGATCTATAAGATACCGATTGGTGTAGGAGAGCCGGAGCGACACAATGGAAAACACGATGAACTCAAACGGCTCCATGAGAATCGTACTTCATGGGAGTCCAAGGCAAATGATGTCTGCGTCCCGTTTCATTCCAGTACGCATGGCACGAGAACACTGCAGTCAACTCTCCCCAAGCTGCCATTCGCAGAGTATATGACAGAGATTGGTAAGCATAAGTTTGTTGCATGTGTGCGGGGCAATGGACTCGACACGCATCGCGTATGCGAAACTCTGCTTATGGGTTCAGTTCCCGTGATCCTTCATTCCGGGCTTGATGACATGTACGAGCGATTCCCGTGCCTGCTCGTTGACTCATTTGATGCCATCGATACCACCGGATTTGTATGGGATACTGTCAAGTATGAGCAGTTTCTTGATGTCTTCTGGATGAAATTGCACGACTTACAAGCAGTGCTCGCAGCTTAATGAATGAAGTGTGCTGTGATCACGGGTGTCACTGGACAAGACGGATCCTATTTGGCCGAACTTCTGCTTGGCAAGGGATATGACGTGTATGGACTTGCTCGTAGGACATCTCGGTCAAGTACAGAGCGGGTTGCTGGGATCTTAGAGAATCCACACTTCTTCCTGCGGGAAGCTGATCTTTCTGACGCAAGCTCTCTTCGAACTGTGTTTGAGGAGGTATCCAAGTATGAGCGTATCGAAGTCTATAATCTCGCGGCACAGTCGCACGTCCATACTTCATTCCGCCAACCCGAATTAACGGCTGACATTGATGGTCTTGGTCCCCTTCGAATCTTGGAAATCTTACGGTCGATGAACCTGAAGCAAGCTCGCTTCTACCAAGCCTCTACCTCCGAGTTGTATGGCAAGGTGGTCGAGACACCTCAATCCGAGACAACACCCTTCTACCCCCGAAGCCCATACGGATGTGCTAAACTCTACGCATTCTGGATTGTGAAGAACTATCGCGAGAGCTACGGGATGTTCGCATGCAACGGCATTCTGTTCAACCACGAATCCGAGCGTCGGGGTGAGGAGTTCATTACGCGCAAGATTACGAAAGGAGTTGCCCGACTGAAGAGAGATCCCACCTTTGTCCTGGAACTTGGAAACCTGGATGCCCGACGCGACTGGGGATACGCCCCCGATTACGTCGAGGGAATGTGGCGGATGCTTCAGCAAGATAAGCCAGAAGACTATGTTCTGGCGACGGGGGAGACACATACAGTTCGAGAGTTCTTGGAGACGGCATGGGGCCCGATTACATGGACCGGGGAAACTGGACAGGATTCAACAGGACGCACGATTGTTCGGATTAACCCCGAATTCTACCGTCCCGCAGAGGTTGAGCTCTTGATTGGAGATCCAACAAAGGCACTGTATAAGCTTGGATGGAAGGCGACCACCACGTTCCCTGAGCTGGTTGCGCGGATGGTTGCCCACGATAGTGTCTAATAGAATAAGAAATGAACGTTGAGAATACAGGTCAGGTTAAGGTCAACAGCCCACTCGGTCATTGGATCACAAAGTATGCGGCAGATCCCAAGTTCAGTCGCTATCTTGAAATTGGAACTTGGAATGGACAAGGATCCACGTGCTGTTTCTACGAGGGGTTTAAGACACGCACAGATACCTTCGCACTCCAGAGCTATGAAATTATGAAGGATCGCGTTGCGGAGGCAACGAAAGTGTGGCAAGGATATTCCCCGATTGAGATCATCCATGGACGCATGCTAGATGATCACGAGTGTCCCACGGCGGATGCAGTTCGTGCAGTCCATCCGTCAATCAATGCAGAATGGCATAATCAAGACATTGCGCACTTTTGGACTTGCAAGTACGCTCCTATGAACGATCCCCAGGTGATTCTTTTAGATGGAGCTGAATACCTAACGTGGTTTGAGTTTGAGAAGATGATGAACACAACTCACGCATCGGTGTATCTCCTCGACGACACGCAGGTATCAAAGTGCGCAAAGATCGTAAGGTGGTTTTCGGAACACCCTGAGTGGGAGCGCGTTGCTGGATGCGATACAGAGCGGAATGGTTGGGCTGTCTATGCCCGCATCCTCGGCAAGTAGGAGTTCTGATTCAATGGAACATAGACCCAATGGATATTGGGCCGATCAAATAGATCTGTGCCTGCTTCAATTTTTGCAGAGATTCTGTTCAGGTCCGTAAAATAGGCTGTATTGAACTCGTCGTGTGAAAAACTTTGAAGCTTCTTTCGGATAAACTCGGCATCCCCAAAATAGGACATATGCCACCCGCCCGGACTTAATGTAGGATACTGACCTGTTGTTCGCAACACTGTCAGATTGGGGGACGAACCAAGCGCGCCAACCTCAGATACCTTTGCATGCGTCCATGGGTTCGGGCTCTTGCAGGTGAAGTTGTAATAATACATGTCCATTGAAAAGCAGTGAATTCCTCCGGGCAGACCCTGTGTCTTCAATTCAGCAACCTTGTCAGAATCGGGGATCTCATCAACATCCATCCACATGAAAATGTCATCTGGATTGAGATTCAGCTGCGATGCGCTGTTCCATATCGCATTCCTCTGCATAGTCTCGCGAGTCCAGGTCCAGGTGTTTTCCTTCGGGAGACCATCAATGACAACGTGAACAATCTTGTGCAGATACGGCTCGAAGAGGTGCTTATTCTCTTGGAAATAGAGTGGCTTGGGCAATCCACTAAACGTTAAGGTTGCCTCGACAAGAATAAAGGTATCTACGACATCATTGAGCTCAGCAAGGCGGAGTTTGAGAATATCAAGCTCATTAAAGAACGTGAATGCATCAATCACCTTTCGCATTTCTATTCTATCGCAAACAACATCTAGGTCATTTTTGACCCACATTTTGTTTTTGATTTCTTGGCTGATTTCTTGTGGTCCTCTCGGAGGTCTCTAGTTGCTGTACGCCAGGCCACCCATGCCGCTCATCACGCGGAGCACGTTGTAGTTCACCGCGTAGACGCGCACCTGGGCCGTGCGGCCCGAGCGGACCGTGTTCACGGACACCGTGAGCTGGAGGGTGGCCTTGTCGATACGCGAGAAGTTGCAGGTGCCCGACGGCTGGTGCTCCTCCGGCTTGAGCGCGAAGGAGTACACGTTGATGCCCTGGGTCGGCGTGCGGCTGTGGTGCTGGTACGGCTGCACGCGGGAGAAGTAGCGTCCCTCGCGCTCCGTGAAGCGGTCCTGGCCGTTGAGCTGGAGCTTGGCGACCTCCACCGGGTTCTTGCCCTCGCAGCGCACACCAGACTGAAGGATGACCTTGGCGAGCAGGTAGTTCGTCGTGTCCTCGAAGACCACGCCCTGGTCGTTGGACGTGTTGGTGTCGAGCCACGACGGGCCGTTGAGCGACGGGCCAACACCCGGCTGACCCAGACCAGTGATGAAGTACGGTCCCGACGGGCCATCGCCGACCGTCGTGGGCACGTTCGCCTGAGAGGAGAGCGTCGCCACCGAGCCACGGGCGAGCACGTCCATCACGATGCCCTCCGTGGAGAAGTCATCCGTGTAGTTGAACGGCTGGCATCCGTTGACCTCGTTGATGAACGGCAGGTTCGGCGTGCAGTCCACGAACGAGTCGCGCTGGACAACCCACACGAGCTCCTTCACCGGGTGGTTGAAGTTCAGCTGGATCTTGTTCGAGCTCGACGTGATCGACTCGGCACCCGTGAACTGCAGCTGCTCGATGAGGTACTCGTGCGTCTGCTGGGCGAAGCGGCGACGCTCCTCCGTGTCCAGGTAGATGTAGTCGATGTACAGCGACGCGGCCGTGAGCGACTGGATGCTCGTGGACGGCACGCCCGTCTGGAGCTCGTAGTACGTGCAGTTGATCCACTGCTCAAACTCCACGTTGATGCGCACCTCGTGGTACTGGAGGGCGATCAGCGGGATGGCCAGGCCCGGGTTGCGGCAGAACCAGAACTGGAGCGGGATGTACAGCGTACGCGCCGGGGTGCCGGCACGCGGGGCGCACGTGTTCGTCAGCTCAGCGCCGGCGCACGAGGCATCCAGCGCATAGCCGCGACGGTCCTTCATCAGCACGAGGTCGTGCGTGTTGCCGAGCATGTCGTTGAGCGCCTCGATCGTGCCCTGGTCCTGGGACAGCTGCGTCCAGATCTGCATCCAGTCGCCGTACTGGCGGTCGATGCGCTGGCCGCCAATCTCGAGCTCAACCGTCTTGACGAGGCGGTGGCCGATGTAGTTGAGCCAGCGGAAGCGGTTCAGCGTGGTGTTGGGCAGGTCCACGGCCGGGAGCACCACCTGGAGGTAGGTGCGGTACATCAGGTCCGCATTGCGGTTGATCACGGCCGTCACGCGCTTGTTGAAGTCGGCCTGGCCGTTGAACGTCACCTCAATCGACTCCATCGCGAAGTTGGTATGACGCTTGTACAGCACCTTCCAGAACGTGATCTGCGGGGAGCCCGAGATGTAGATATCCTGCGCACCATAGCTGACGAGCTGAAGAAGACCACCACCCATGTTGTTTGTATATTCCTAGGCGGGAAAAAAGGAAAACTGCTCGCGCGCAGAAATAGCAAGAAAATATTTACAGATATAGAGAGTAAGTAAGCAATGGTGAAATGCGAGACCTGTTCACGGGTGGCACACTACGGACTACCCGAAATGCCGGCGAGGTTCTGCCGAGATCATCAGATAGATGGAATGGTCAATGTAGATTTCAACACGTGCGAAACACCAGGATGCAGGTCTACATCCAGATCTTTTAACATCGCAGGTCACAAGGGTGCCTTCTGTAAGAAGCACTCAACGAGTGAAATGATTAACGTTGTCAACAAGTTGTGTCATCAAAAAGGATGCTCGTCGACTTCAAGGACATTTGATTTTAAAGGAGGTAAGGGGCGTTATTGTAAGGAACACGCGACATCGGAAATGTTTAATGTGAAGAATCCAACATGCGAACACAAAGACTGTTACTCGAAATCACGGAACTTTGATGTTCCTGGCGGGAAGGGTCGATTCTGTGGAACCCATAAACTGGATGGAATGACGGATGTTCGTAACGCAAAGTGTCAGTCAAATGGATGTTTTACCAAACCCACGTATGGGCTAAAGGGACAGCCTAGCCGCTTCTGTGCGAAACACAAATTGGAAGGAATGTGTAGTCGAGGAGCATGTGAGTTTGAAGATTGTGTAGTGGGTGCTTCATATAACTACCCACAAGAAACCAAACATAGATTTTGCTCAACTCATAAACTTGAGGGAATGGTCAACTTATCTATCCGACATTGTCAAGCACCGGGTTGTTCAAAGTGCTCGTCATTTGGATTTAAAGGACACTCATCAACTCACTGTGCCACACATAAAGAGGAGGGAATGATCAATGTTATATCAAAATACTGCGAACATGATGAATGCGATATCTACGCAAGTTTTGCATTCAAGGGCGAGAAGGCGCGTTTCTGTCAAACTCACTCTGAAGAAGGAATGGTTGGAGTGACAGCCCGTGGTTGTACATATTCCGGATGTGAGTCAACATCTCAGAACTATGATGTTCCTGGCGGGAAGGGTAGTATGTGCTCCATACACAAGGAGCCCAACATGATTGATGTGAAATCAAGGCGATGCGAAGAGTGTCAGTTTATCGCAAAATACGGTAAGCCGGGCAGTCAGCGGTCGCACTGCACAAAACATCGCAAACCGGGGATGATAACACTCCCGCGTGCAAGGTGCTTGGTGTGTCGTAATCCGGCATTATACGGCATAGACTTTATCCCTCGTCGGTGTGAAACGCACAAACTAAGCGGTGATCAAAACCTAATTGAACGAGAGTGTATCTCGTGCAAGTTGGTCATGGTTCTTGATAAGGACGACCGATGTGAATTCTGTAACCCTCGGATAATTGAAACAAACCGCCTTGCCAAACAGAATGCATTGATGGCGTATTTAGACTATTATGGATTGACCGGCGAATCAACTGATAGCATTGTCAACAACGGTGACTGCGGTCGTGAGCGGCCCGATCGGGTCTTTGATTTCGGTGACAAGATCGTGATTCTTGAATGCGATGAACACCAACACAAGGACAGACAATGTATATGCGAACAGACCCGCATGGTCAATATCTCGCAAGGATACGGCGGACTGCCCGTTTATTTCATTCGATGGAACCCTGATTCATACTCACCTGACGTGGTAACAAAGAAGCAAGAACCCGTTGAGAAACGTCACAAGATCGTATGTGAGTATATCCGAGACATTCGTCGCAATAAGGTAGCACTCCCTAGTGGTCTCTTAAGCGTGATCTATATGTTTCACGACGGATGGCATTCAATATCCGACAGCGAATGGGAGATCGTGACTCCATACGCAACTACTTCTTGAGCCTACGGGTGTGGCGGCGACGCACACTCATCCTCTTGCTGGACGAAATCCTCAGTCGCAAACGCATAGATCGCCTTTGCGTTGTTGAGGAGTGCTATATCTTAAGCCTTGCTGAGGAGGTGCGCCTTCTTCGCGCGGGCACGGAGCGTCGCCTTACGTCCAGACGACTTGAGGCCGTGGGACTTGAGGACACGCTTGAGGGCCTTGGCGGTCGGGCCACGGCGGCGGCGACCAGCGGACTGTTCGGTTCCCATGGCAGGCATCGTGGAGTTTCCGGCGGGAGTCATTTTGTTTTAAGACTGAGACAAACTTTCAGGATGAACGCAAGAAGTAAAAAATGGAGCCTGTTATGATTGGCGTTGTTGTTGGAATTCTCGTCTTCGGAGGCTGCGTTCTCCTCACTTCGTATCGCAAGCTACGAAGCATCTCCATGACGACCATGACCAAGTCGCCGTCCTCGGAGAATCTTGCCGATATGGTTCAGCAGGAGGACCCTACTCAAGAATCAACTTAGGCGTGATATGCATCGCCTCCAACTCCTGCATCCACAACTTCATTGCGTAGGGGATAGTCTTCATCACAAAGTCCGTCTTGTTGCCACATGCACCGCACGAGTAGATTCCCTCCACAGGATTCACCACCGCCAGAGTTCCGCACGTCTTACACAATCCCGTCTTGAACGGGTCGGACACATCCATCAGACGCTCCTTGGTAAACACCGAGATGCCGTGTGATAACATACAATCGCGTTCCATCTCACCCACACGCAGACCACCATCACGAGACCTGCCCTCGCACGGCTGACGGGTGAGCGACACAATCGGTCCACGAGCACGGGAATGCTTCTTGTCAATCACCATGTGCTTGAGACGCTGGTAGAAGGTCGGACCCATGAAGATCTCGGCCTGCATCATCTCACCGGTCTGACCATTGTACAGAATCTCATTGCCGTAGGGATGCAGACCCATCTCCACCATGTGCTTCTTCAGGTCCTCCACCTTCAGGTGAGAATACGGCGTGCCATCACCCAGCGTTCCCTTGCGGACACCGATCTTGCCGAAGATGTTCTCCATCAGCTGAGCAATCGTCATGCGAGACGGAACCGCGTGAGGGTTCATGATGATATCCGGACGCAGCCCCGAAGCTGTGAAGGGCATATCCTCTTCCTCCATCATCATGCCGATGGTACCCTTCTGACCGTGGCGAGAGGACACCTTATCACCGATCTGCGGGATACGCTCCGACACCGTGCGGACCTTGATAAACGGATAGCCATCCGAGTTCTTGTCCTGCCACACGCCGTCAATGCGGCACTGCTCCGAGTTCTTGTGGGTCGTGGACGCATCTCGGAACGCATACCCTGCAGCGTCATTGCGGAGGTTGACCACCTTGCCAATGATCACATCGTTCTCATTGATCACCGAGTTGATGATCGGCAGCCCATTGTCGGACACCGCTGCATACGACGTGTTCTTATACTTGCGAGTATTGTGCTTCTGCGGCTTCATGAACTTCTCCTCGCGACCCGAGGTCACATTGCGGTGCTCCTCGTCCTTGTACATGCCGTAGTACAGACCCCGGAAGAACCCGCGCTTCACCGACGACTTGTTCATGATCACGGAGTCCTCCTGATTGTACCCGCCGTAGCAGGCAATCGCTACGATGCCATTGAATCCGAACGGCATCTCGTGCATCTTCAGGATGTTCATGGCCCGTGTCTCCACGATCGGGCGCGCAATAGAGCAGAGCACATACGCGTTCTTGTCCAGACGCTTGGCAAAGTTCCCCGCGTAGACGCACATGGCCTGCTTACCCATGGCCGACTGGTAGGTATTACGAGGCGATTGATTGTGGTCCGACAGGGGAATGGTCGATGCCATGTGTCCCACGATCAGGGACGGATGAACCTCGTAGTGCGTGTGGGCGGGTGTCATCTCGTCCCGACTCATGGCTACGCGCAAGGTCTCTGTCTCCGAGGAGTCAATGTAGTCGATGCTTGCCTTACACCACTCATTCCAGCTCGTGGTATCCACGGGAGGCACCATGCCAGCCCGAAACACCGGACGGACGCAACGACCACCATCCGTCTCAACCGAGATGCTGTTCATCAGTGTGTACCAGGCTACCGAGATATGAGGGTGCAGACGGCGGGTCTGCTTGGCCTTCCGGAGCTTCAACACCACCTGATGCGGCTCCTTGGTGTAGCCTACGATCACACCATTCACTGTGACGGAAGTTCCCTCGTACACTCGCGGAGTGTCGATCCACTCCACCAGCTTCAGCTCTTGTAGATAGTGGATAACCGTCGTGGATGGAGTGTGCTGAGAAATAGAGGTCAGCAGGCTCATGTTCTTCACGATACCCACGGAATGGCCCTCGGGTGTCTCCACGGGGCACATGAACCCCCATGAAGTACCGTGAAGCTTACGAGGGGCCAACAGCTTACCTGACTTCTCGACGGGTGTCTGAATACGACGAAGATGGCTCAGGGTTGCCGCATAGGACATCCGCGCCAGAACCTGCGACACACCCACCTTGGTCGCATTGGACATGGCCGCCGCAGAACCCAGTCCCTGCACCGCAAAGTTGCCCGTTGCAAGAGCCTGCTTGAGCTTGCCCTCAATCGCCGACAGCTTCAGAATCTTGTAGAGATTGTTGCCGTTCAGGATCTCCATTGGGCGAGGACCGCCCTCACCGCGCTTCCACGAGTCGTTGTTCACCTCCTGAACAAACTCATTACGAGTGTCATTGCAGACCTTCTGAAACAGCTGGCGGAACAGATGAGTCAAGAGCGCACCCGTCGTCACCACGCGCTTATTCGGATACGCATCACGGTCATCCAGCGGGATCTGCTTGCAGTACGTCAGCAACAGGCGGCGGATCATAGATCCCATCAGCATCGTCTTCCGTGCATCGTGAATCGGTGTGGTGACCGTCTCGCCCGCGAACCGAACGTGAGGCAGCAGCTCGGAGTTCAGCAGCTGGCGAACATAGGCACACTTATCCTCCTGGTTCGTACCGTACTGGAGGTGGTTTGTCAGATACTGAACGGCCTCCTGCTGCGTGAAGATCCGGAGCTCAGCTGCATCACGGAACGACGCAGCCAACAGCTCGACGTGGAGATCCGTCTCGTTGCCCCACACAATGTTCGTGATGGCGCGATCTGTGAGCACGCCCAGGGCACGGAAGTACACCACGACCGGAATATCCTCGCGGAAACGGGGAACACACGCAGTCAGCGGGTTTCCGTAGCCATTGAACTTGGAGCTCAGACGAATCTCCAGTTTCTTCGGGGGCATCGTAAACGACTCGTGGAGAGACTTCAGCTCTACCGAGTGAGTATGTTTGGAGGCCGACTTCTTGTTATGGAAGATCATGATGCGGTTGTCCGCAACCTTCTCCTGGCAAAGGATCGTACGCTCGGATCCGTGGATGATAAAGTAGCCCAGAGGATCGTGAGCACACTCGCCGTACTCGGCCAGGCTCATCGGGTAGTCCTTCAGCAGACACAGCGACGATCCCAGCATGACCGGGAGCTTTCCGAGAGAGATGCCCTCAAAGACGTTGGACTCCTCATCGTAGGTATCCAGCAGAGGTCCCTTGTAGGTACGGACAATGAAGCGGATATCCACGTACATCTGTGCGGCATACGTAAAGTTCCGGATCCGCGCCTCCATAGGGAGCATGGGCTTCACGCGACCCGTAGCCTCCTGAATACGCGGCTTGATATACGACACGTTCTCGAAGGACAGCTTGAACTCGTACTTGTACTTCTTGATGGTCTCATCCTGTTCGTGCCAAACCGTGATCGGAGGCGTGGACTGCATAATCAGTGGAATCTTGTTCTGGACGAAATCCTCATACGAATCGATCTGGTGATCCACCATGCGACGAACACCATTGCTGAAGTAGGCGCGCACTGCATTCCATTCGTTTGTTGGGAGAGTCGTCATGGTACCTATTGGTAGTCTCAAGCCTGTAAATAAAGTTATCCGTTTTGAATAAGTGATGTCCAGTATCAAAATTCAGAAAGTAGACCATGTGGAGCCCGAAGTTCGTCGCCCTGTTCAGCGTCGTAAGTCTATGCGGACGTATCCCCATGGCGTGATGAAGGGAACTCGCTCTAGGTCTCGCGGTGGTGCTGGAGAGTTCGTTCCTGTCAAGGATCCTGCCAAGCCTCCTCCGGATCGCAAGGGTACTCTTCGAATCATGACAAGGAAGGGTGCCGAGATGAGGCGGAAGACAATCAAGCAGTCCGTCAAGACGCTCAGCGACGGTGGTGTCCGCGCGGCACTGAAGAAGTCAAATATTACTCTCGGTTCCGGCACACCACCCCATATTGCACGGGAGATCTTGGAAGGCGGTATGGAGGCTGGAATGATTGTCGTTAAGTAAAGTAATGACATCCATTTGGGGACCTTTAGGATGGATGACACTGCATTCTGTAGCATCCTGCTATTCAGACAACCCATCGCAAGAGGAAAAGACGCTCATGGATACGTGGCTGACCATGTTCCAGACGACGATCACATGTCCAAGCTGTCGTGAGCACTTTGGCACAGCATTGGTTGCATACCGCAGAAACTACCCGCGAATGCTGGAGTCTCGAGCTGAGTTCTTGCTCTTTACGTTCAGAGCGCACAACGATGTCAACCGTCGGTTGAACAAACCGGTCCATCTCACAGTTGCCGCATGCTTTGAACAGCTCCGAAACAATGTAAAAACACGTTCGGCAAGGGAGTATCGTATCGCGTATATTAACCATATCCGCCGGCATTGGAATATGCTGAAGGATGCGTCTGGATTCACCTCGTTAAAGAAGATCAATGAAATGTCAAAAATTGAAAGTCAGTATTTTCAACGCCACGAGAACAACTTTGAAGTGAATATTTCTGAAGATATTGTTCTGCTACCCGGACAAGCATTATCTGCTCTTGGTTCCGAGACACCTAACCCAATACGGTTTGATACTCGTGTTGTACCCAAGATGGGACTGTCAAATGGTCGATTTCAGATAAGGAGATGAGTCTGAACGCGAGTCGGCTCCTGCATAGGATTCCAAGGCAAGGAAATATACGGGTCGGTCTCCCACGAGTAGCACTTCATCCACGGATGCCTAGAATCCACTCCCTCTTCATACAGTTCATCGGGAAAGACACCGCGACCTGGCAAGATAAAGTTCAGCTGATCCTCGATGGTAAATGGCGGCGTGGGATGATCCCAGGTGAAACTGGCGTTTCGAGGCTTCTCTACCAGGGCTGCCAACAAGGGTGCTTCGGGATAGGGATACGTCCAGCACCAATCCAGTACTTCGGAGGTCTTGAAATAGTGGAGAGTCCACTCCAATGTCTTCTCAAATGCATACACCACCTTGCTCCAGTCCAACACACCATCCATGAGATGAAGTGCCATCCGGCTCTCGATCGCATGACCATCCCGCGAGACAATACGACGATCGGTTTCCTTCGCCCGCTTTATCAAGACCTTTAGTTCGTCATCCGCAGCACCTTCGAGGCTCTGGGTTTTCATGTAATGAACTGCGCGAGAGTATCCATCTTCCCGAAGGGAGAACATGGCGATCGTCGGCATGAAATCATTGCCAAAACACAATACGCACATCTCCACCCAATCCTCAGGAGGAAGAGGCAACACTCTGCAAAGAGCGGTCACATCAAACGTTGAGTACCCTGAATCACGGTTCTCGCGAATGAGTTTGATACTTCCCAACTCGGACTGGGCTACCGAGATCAAGACCAAGTCCGCATCCATGCCGTAGATCAGGATGTTCTTGCGATCGTCCGGCTCCATCTTTCGCAGCCACGTAAAGATCTTGTGCTCTCCCTCGCCCGGCTCATCGGTACCTGACAGGGTGCACTCTGGAAAGCAGTATCGCAACGTATCCTCCAGCTCCTTCATGAACTCCGTGCCCGGAGAGATCTGATTCTTGTCAAACAAGGATGGCTCGGGATTCTTCATGCGACGATAGCGCTGCTGAACGATCTTCGCGTACGGAACCAGGCCATCGAACGCGATCAACACCTTCTTGCCACGAGCTACGTCTCGCAGGAAGTTCCGGAGAGCCATCACCACACTGCCAATCGGGTGTTCAGGCTTCAAGTAGGTGTGAATGAATGCATTAAAGTCCAGTCCCAGCGCATCGCATTCCAGGGCAACGTTTCCGGTCTCCTGCTGGATATGCTTGTGAGTTCTCAAGAGGGAAGCAACGTAGTAGGGAATGCCCATACCCATAGTAGGTGGCCGACGTGTAAGAAGCTTGCCGCCGCAAGTCTAACAGAGTAGTAATGGTGATCCTCGGTATCGTAGTCTTGTCCTTGGTCGTGTTTCTCATGTACGTTTGGAAGTCGCAACCCGCTACGCCAGCCTGCTCCACGTGCCCAAACCGGAGGAATACGTTAGATTAGACGGACATCTGACTATGTGAATCTAATTATCCGTACTCTGTGAGAAAATGTATTGCCCGTGATAATATTGCCGTTTCGGAGTACCCCCACGCTGAATCCATCGCTTGAGTTTAAGAGTGTTGTGACAACACCCGAGTTTGCTGCGTAGGTAGAGGACGTAATCATTCGGACTCCCCCGCCTATATCGGCAACAATAATATTTCCATTTGGAAGGACGGCGAGTCCAATAGGCTCTCTAAAGCCCGCGTATGTGCCAGTCCCGTCGGCAGATTCAGGTGTGCCACTGCCTGCGAGTGTTACCACAACACCCGAGTTTGCTGCATATGTGGGAGTTGTGATTATCTTAATGACGTGACCACCGTATTCGGAAACAGCTATCTTGCCATTTGGAAGAACGGCAACACCAAAGGGAAAGTTGAAACCGCTAGCGAGGGTTGTTACGACACCGCCTGGATAGGTGACGTGTTTAATAACGCGGTTGTCACCGTCGGCTACAACAATATTGCCGGTCGAGGGAATTACGGAGATTCCTTGGGGTTGGTTGAAGCCAGTCGCGAATGTGGTCACTACGCCACCGGGGTATGTAACTAAACGAAGACAGTGATTGAACCTATCAGACACAATTATTTTACCATCCAAAGGCATCACGCAAGCTTCTTGCGGATAATTGAAGCTCGCGCCAGCACCAGTGCCATCTGTTAATGCGGGAGTGCTGTTTCCTGCAAGTGTCGTGACCCCACCTTGTGGCGTAATAATTCGGAGGCGGTTGTTTGCCGAATCGCAATTGAGGATATTCCCATCTGGAAGCTCGACCACTCCATTTGGATTTCTGAAGCTCGCGCCTGTGCCTACGCCATCTCCAGATCCAACGCTCCCGCTGCCGGCAAGTGTAGTGACAACTGCGTTTCCAGATGTATAGGCTATAACGCGAGCCAATACATTCGTCAGAACGGGAATAATATACGGCATGGACAGCACGGTTGAGTTAGGTGTAGCCCGGATCGCAACTAAAGATGCACGAGCAATAGCGCCCAAACCAGGGGGTGCCATTATCGCACCACCCCCAGATTTAGATGGCTTAGCACTCGTTCCAGCTGGAACGTACTGTGCGGCAGCCTTAACAAACGATGTGAAGTCTGAACCAGATGGCCGCAGCAGGGGCATTATTACTCTCTTGGTTAAATAAATGCATGACGATGACATTCCGATCAATAGTCTTCTAAAGGGTGGTCTCATTGGCCCTCTCAAGGAGGGTGAGCTGGTATCTAAGGGATACAAGGCGACGGGTAAGACATCCACTCGTCGTCGTGCATTGGCCAAGGCGGTCCGTGCATATGGGCGGCTGTCCACCCTGCGTAAACTGAATGCGATTGCTGTGTTAACGAAGCGCCGCTCTCCGGGTCGCTCCAAGACATTCAAGACTGATCGCAACTGGGTGAAGAAAACCTACTTCTAAGATAAATGCGTAAGATTGACTGGACGTTCGTATTTGGAATTCTTATTGTCGGCATCTTTACTCGCACGCTGTTTATGAACTACTTTGGCGAGCACTTTGACAACCCTTCGGCGCAACGGAAGGCGACTAACTGTCCCGACGGTACTCGCACGACGGACGGGCACTGCCTCATGGAATAATTAGCACAACTTCGGAGTGCTGACGGGTGCCTGACGCAGCAGCACCTTCGTCCTGAACTTCTTCGCATCAAAATACTCGCGAACCGCCTCCGTCACCACATCTGGGTCAAAGTCCTTGCAGGAGAACACATCCAAATACATGGAGTTGTTCTCTTCCACAAAGTGCGCGGTGATATTGGAGGTCTCAATCAGCTGGACCAGTGTGTAGCCCTTCTTGTTGCCCGACCCGAACATGACCACCTGCGGCTCTCCGTAGGGCACCATGTCAATGCGCTTGACCAGAGACTTTGCGAAGCTTGCAACGACAACCTCATTTCTAATCATCTTGGGAGAACAGCCAGCCGCGTCCAGAATGAGGTGCTTGCCCCAGGTGCGGAGAACGGTCGGTGCATTGGACACAATGGGGGTGATGCGAGTGCTGATGGCCATATGATGTATACTCTTGTCTTCTCTCTAAATAATGAAGAACGTAGGGCTAAATACACTTCCGTCCGTCAAGGGCAATGTCTTCAACCTCACGATCAATCTTGTTTGCGTCGCGGTGTTCTATGTGTTCCTGGGCGGTCTTCTGTCGTGGGCTATGTGGCGTGTCTTCCCCACGTTTGACGCGGACTGGGAGAAGCAGTCTAACTTCTATCAGCTGACAGATGTTGCGGTTGAAATCTCGATCATTGTCATTGTCACGTTCTGGGTCACGTATTTAGTCAATTCATTCATTCCCGTCATCCATATGAATCAAGGACTGGAGTCGTACTTAGAATCCTTTGGCGGGCAGACGATGTTTATCTACGCTGTCTTCGTGTTCTTGGAGGGACTGGACGAAAAGCTGAAGCATGTCTACCACGATTTCCTCGGCACTAAGTCGATTGCGTAAATTTTCTAGGGAGATCATAAATGTACTGGTATTTTCTCACGACCGCTCTGCTGTTCTACGTCCTGACCCCCGGCATCCTCCTTCGCCTCCCCCCGGGTGGTTCGCAGATGACGGTCGCCGCCACCCACGCACTGGTGTTTGCCGCGGCACACATTGCGATGCACAAGCTTGTCTTCAAGTCGTAAGGCGTTTTTTTCCCACCTACTAAACAAAATGTTCGTTAAGCTCGCTTTCCTCGCCGCCGTGTTCTACTTCCTGATCCCGGGTGTGCTCGTCCGCCTGCCCCCGGGTGGCACGACGATGACGGTGAACCTGACGCACTCCGTCGTGTTCGCCCTCGTGGCCTGCTATGCCTGGAAGGCGATGAAGGGCAAGCTGGGTAAGTAGAGACCTAACCAAACCCAATGATAACTGCTGACGTTTGAGGGCGATAGCAGGGTGGAACCACCCCGGTATCGTCTAAAATGGATCTGTCTAGTCCAAAGAGAGAGGAAGGTAGGCGGCTATCAAAATGAACTCTCACATCTTCTTCTGCTCCGAAATGGACTGCTCCAACGAGACTCTTCGCCCCGACGTGATCTGCATGGACTGCTGGGAGTCCACACTAACCCGCGAGCAGCCCGAGGGTTGCCCTGGCTGCGGTGTCATCGGAGCCACGATGGCGCTCAACAATGGATATTGCGGCTCGTGCTGGCAGCAGCGGTTTGGGTGCGAATCCCCAATCTTCCAGGTGGAGGATCCCGTGGTTGTCCGGCTCTCAGATGAACTCAAGGCGGAACTTCTCGCCAACCTGCCGGCAGAGGGCGATAAGTGGAGTTTCACGGCCGCCCCGCCCCTGCCTCCCTCTCCGGAGCCGGAGCACAAGTCTCTGGGCGACTACTATGACGAGATTGCGAAGATCAAGGATAAGCTCCTGACGAAGATGACACCTCGGCAGACGGCGGACTGGCAGTGGCTTCTGGAACGCCGTGAGGCTGAGGTGAGGGAGCACCTCGAGGACATGTGGGCCGGCTATGACCGGGATGACCTGCGAAAGCTGGATCTTATGGGCCGGCGCTACGGTTAGACGCAAAATGGATCTCATCTTATCATTATTTTTCAACTCAGCTGACCAAAATGACGACACCCAACTTCTCTCTTCTCGGCTTCGAGCACAACGAGTCCATCATGCTGACTGACATGTACAAGGCGTGTACCCGCGCAGATGCGTGGGACTGGATCAAGACATTCAACGAGGAGAGCTTCATGTTCTCCGAGCACCCCAAGATCAACGAAATTAGCCGACACATGGAGTACAAGGGCCACTCGGGCGCGTCCTTCGGGTGGACCATGCGCAGTATGGAGCTCTACGCAAAGATGGGACCCAAGGGGTATGCCGAGAAGGTCAGCCAGACACCTGCGGGGATCCAGGCGTTCATCGAATCCGCGAAGGATTGCCAGTGCGCTCGTATTGCTCGCGGAGTTTCAGCGGGTCGTAGCTACACTGGAGGTCCCCGCAATTGGGACACACATCCGTGCTCGTGTAAGCAGTAAAACGAATTCAGTTACTTACAAAAAATCATTTTTAGCTGTAGTTCAAATGGAGTGCCACAAGTGCTACGCTTACGTGTACGACACGATCCACCGACCCTTCTGGGGCAATGGCGTTCGCCACCAACGTGCTCTTGCCCAGTCGCATCTTCTTGTCCCCGAATTCGTCCGCCTTGCTCGGGGAGAGGGAAATGCTGACTACCTTGCAATTCTGTTCGCAGAGGCCGGAGGCGTTCGTAGGAACCAGAATCCGCTTGGCACAGCGCACGCGTGGATTCGCTACCAGATGAACGGCATCGGTGAGATCAAGGACATCCACCAAGCCCACACCCCCGGACTCCGTATCCGCATTCCGGTTCAACAGTTGAGGGCGGACGCACCAGAGTGGACCCCAACACCGACTCTGCTTCGAATTCGAATTCCATCAATCCGTGCTTGAGAAAATGTGAGCGACAATGCGGTGATCCTGGTAGACTGCAATCTCCGACCAGGCTAAATGCTCTCGAAACACTCGCTCGTTCGTAGAAAACGGGAACTTCGGGTAGCAGTTCCGCAGCTCTTGAAACGCATTGGCTTGCGGCTCGGCGTTATGCTGTCGCAGAAAGCCAATAATCTGATCTAACTTACTCTTTTTTTGCTCCTCCGGAAGCCCCTTGAGGTGTGCATAAAACGAGTCCATTGCTGTTTATCGTCTGTCCGGTTAAAATGGATTTGATTAAAGCAAAGGAATAGATGTCGGCTAAGATGGAGCACCTCTACGTCCTTCGCCTCACGTGCAACAAATGGTTTATCGGCAAGTCCAAGGATGTTCCCCACACCTGCGCCTACTACGACTGTGGATTTGGTCCGCAGTGGATCCGCACCTACAACGTCATCGAGGTCGCTGAAGTGCGACCTCTCAAGGGACCCGACGATGTGCGGGACACAACGCTCAAGTGGATGAAGATGCACGGCATTGACAACGTGCGGAACGTTGGGTGCGATGGCATGAAGCTGGAGGACGACGAGGAGATGGCCATCCGATTCCTGCTCCACGCTCCTCCGGATGCGTGCGTCAATTGCCACGCAACAGGACACAAGCATGAGGAGTGTAAGCATGAGAAGAACACGAGCTGGGCGTGTCAGTGGTGCGTCTCGGATTACCCGAACCGCCACGCGTGTGAGCAACACGAGAAGGGATGCCGCCCTCCTGCTGTGGAGTTGCCGCCTCCAAAGAACTGGTGTAGTCGCTGCGGCCGAACGGAGCACACGGCAGCTCGATGCTACGAAGTCAAGCACGCAGAGGGTTGGTGGATCCGCTAGGTAAAACGGATCTGGATTGGTACACAAAACATCTTTTCACATGCCAAGATGTCGCAACTCTATATCCTCGCACTCCAGACTGGAAAGTACTACATTGGCAAGAGCGATGATCCCGATTCACGATACCTTGCACACAAGAGTGGGAATGGAGCCGCATGGACACGGACCTATCGGCCGGTCAAGATCGTGAATATCAGGCCCTTAACAGGCGATCACGATGAGACGAACACAACCAAGGATTACATGAAGAAGTACGGGATTGACAACGTTCGCGGGGGAGCCTATACGCAGATGGTGTTGGATGATGCGACGAAGGCGGTGCTCGAGAGGGAAGTCCTCGGAAACACCGACAAGTGTTATAAGTGCGGTCTGGGTGGGCACTTTGCTAAGCAGTGTCCCATTACAGTTCGAGAGGAGCCGGATGTCTGGGGATGTACTTACTGTGGAAATGAATTCACAAGCATGACGCGGGCAATCGCTCACGAGCGACGGTGCACAGAGAACCCCGTGAATTTCATTGAACTGCCGAAGAAAAAGAAGTCGGGTGCATGTTATCGGTGTGGTCGTACAAGCCACTACTCGCCAGATTGTTATGCGAAGACCCACGTAGAGGGTCATGATCTCAGCGACGACGAGTAGCCTTGCGTCTCCGGCGGCGAGTTGCTCTGCGCCTACCCGCTTTCTTTGGAAAGAAACCGGTTACATAAACCGTCTTGTCGCCTCGGGCAACTTCCTCGGATGTCCAGTCTTCAATTTCACCCGACTCTTTCTTGAAGATCCCCGAGCTCGGATCTAACAAGACTTCTTTTTCTTCAGCTAGTTTCTTGAAGAAGATGGCGCGTATTTGTGCAAGAGATAGCTTCTTGAATCCCGAGTCATCGGGCACTTCATCTTTAATGAACTGAAACACCTCCTTGCTCAGATCAGCTTGTTCCAGTGATTTGCTAAGAATGTACACGGTTACGCCACGGGTTACGTGGATCTCAAAAAGACGACCCTCTGGCTTGCATGCAAACTTCCAGATTGCCGGAGACAACTGTGCGCTTGTTGAAATTGGACGACCGTAGCCAAGTGAAATCTCAAGGGGATTGTTTCCTAATCTGGGTATTTTCTTATCCGATTGGCCGCATTGTCCTCGATAGAGTACCATTTCCTCAGTGGTAACCGTAGGTACTAAATCTGCCATGTTAAAAAGGGGTGATCGTGGATTAAGAATGTAGCGAATGACCGCTTTCACTTTCGCAGGAACAAAGACAGGTGCATTCGCATCCATTATATAGGCCCTAGATTAATCAATCTCAGCGAACTCGTCCTCGCGGAGCTGTGTGGCGGACATTGCGGCATCAAACGAGACACCGACAGTGGTTAGGATGCGAACTAGTAAACTTTTTGCCAGATTGTTTGCCTTGCGCTGCACTTCAGGAGGAGCATTTCCTTGTACGAGAAGTGCATGGTCGCGGGTTGCCCTGAGCCAACGGTTGAGAAGAATTGGATCGTAGTTCATCTTGATGGTGAGGTCTTGATACCGGGGCAAAACGGATCCATTTTAAGCAAGATAGGGGAGAGTATCCAAGTCAAAATGCCGATCCTCTCCGACTCCGATCTTGCCGAGATGTACGCAGCCTACCTACAGTCCGTCAAGCGCATTCACCTCGACACCTGCAAGGACATTCTTCTGATCCGAGTGATGAGCGGACTTCCCCCAAACCTCAAGGATCGGTTTCTCACGGCCATTCGCACGGCAACGTGTGAGCATGATATCTCGATCATGCTGCCCACAAGCTTTGACGCTGACGAGCGCATCTACTACCAGAGTCGGTCGGTGAGTGTCAATGAGATCTTCACCAATACCTATGTGCTGACGGAGATTGGTATCAAGATTGGAGCCAACATCTCGGTGAGCACCTGGCGGCAAGACCACAGGATCTGGCTGCGGTTGGATTACTATCCGCCGATCATGAACCCGGAGGACGAAGAGGTGATCGATCTGGATGACGATGACATGCCTCCCCTGGAGGTGTAAAACGAACGAGCAAAATCATTTACTTACATTTTTCAATGGAGACCCCTCGGCCCATTTTAGACCTGGACAATTTGGAAGAATATCCTTGGCCTGAGCTCGATTGGTCGGAGCTCCATTCAGAACCACTTGAATGGTATGTGAATGCCTACCGAGTTCTGCAAAAGCACCTGATGATTACCTACAAGTATATGGTTGGAGACGATGATCCGCGCGACCCCGATCCGTATGCAAAGTACTATGTCTTCTACTGCCTTTACGACAGCCCAAGAAACTCACGTCCAAGCTTTGAGCCAACAAACATCAGCGCGGTTCCGGTGAGCGCGATGGTTGAGTGCTGCGGCATAGACTTGAACAGCAGAACGTGCGACACAATCAGCACAACGACACCTGCCCAGAACATCATTACGTAGGCGTCCATTTATTACTTGGCGGAGTAAGATTTCTGATAGACAACATAGGTCAGAAAGATCCCGTAAAAGTTCTTTGAAACTGCATCAATCAAATTGTAGGATACATTTTTCAGTGTAGGCGATAACGTCGCAGCCACTCCGTAGGATCCCCATACAACCGACATAGCCCCAAACAGAGGTAAGTTGGCAGACAGGTTCTTGCTTACGAAGGAGCTGTAGATCACGTAGAACGACCCAATCAATCCAGCAAATCCCAGCGTATTGGATGTAAGCAAATCAAGAACGCCAATTTCAAACATGTATCCAAAGAAGAGCATGATCGCATTGAAGGCAAAGACAAGCAGTATGTCTCCACGATGTTCCTCCCAAAAGGATTCAAGCGTGGTCTCCTTCTCTGGGTTGTTATTGTGATCATAGTAGATCATGGTCGTCAGCAACATAAGTGGCGTTGTTATGATCCAGTCGTGGTAGCGATACAAGGTAGCTTCAGCTACTTCTCGGAAATGGTATGCATACCACGTATAGAACGAGAATTGTATTGCGGATACAAGTGTCTCCAACCTAAGTGCGGTCACGAGAATCTGATCTTTTGGGCTGACATTCAGCGTTAGCCCAAATAGACTAATCGTGATCGATAACACTTGGAAGAAGATTGAAACAGATAAGCTTTTTGATAACAAATCCTTCATTGTAGTTCGTTCAGAAATTAATCATTGATTATACTAAATGGCGGTCAAGTCTGCAGGTCTGAAGTTCAAGTATTCGTTGTACTCCACTCTTGCCTTTTTCCTTGTCGCCAATCCGGTGACGTTTCGCTTCATGAACTCGTTGATCTCGGGTATCGCGAACAACGGGTGCCCTACGGCGTTTGGGTTTGTAATTCATACGCTGGTGTTCTTCGTTGTATTGTACGGTTTGATGAGTCTGCCTCCGGATCACATAGAACGGTCCACTTCCTGAATTGCAGCATCCAAATCGGCCTGAGAAGCGGCACCCTGTGCAAACTGTTGGTCTACCGATTGTAGGTTCATTCTTGCGTCGTAGAGACGCTTGCTATCACTCGAGGTAGGTTGCATCAATACTGGATCCACTTGTCTTGTTACTCCGGGCGGTGGCGGCGGGGTCTCCATTGGCATCGGCATCGGGCCCGGACCGGGGGGCGGAGAAGGCTCTACGGTAGGTGGCAGTTGAGACTGATAGGGCGTGGGAAACGATTGTGTAACCTGGGGAGGAGGCATCGAATCCGGTCCAGTCACGGTGACCGTGAATCGCTCAAATCCCAAATACAGAATAACCAACGCCAAAAGACCAATTATCATATATCCAACCGACCGTTTCATTACTTATGGCGGCGACGAGTTTTCCGTCCGCGGCGGCCTCCCGCTCGTTTCAGCGAACGTACTGCCCGAAATCCGGTTCCAGCTGCATGGGCGTAGCGCTCCAGGTAGGTTCTAACCTTATCTTTCAAGCCCACGAGTTCGCGCAGCGGCGTTTCATCGTCCTCACCCGGGCTGCCCAAAAGCTTCCACTTTTCGGGGTTCTGCTCCCGGAGAACGTCTCCCGCAGGCTTGTTCCAGCTGTAGCCCTTATCTTCGTTCGTCTTCTTAAGGAACTCGTGCTTTGCGAGCGCCTTGAGCATCTCTGTTTTTGTCATCTTCCTGGCTTCCTCCAGGGTAAGTTTTGGAAGGGCAAAGACAGCCATTTATCTATAACTGCGACGAGTTTTACGCGCACGACGCTTGGACTTCTTGCTACGTCGCCGGCCGGCAGAGGCAGTGCTGGCCTGGATTTTATCGGGAGTAACGGCTTCAAAATCACCCTTTCCGAGTTCTACTTTGCCGTATGGAATAGTTACCGTATTCTCGCCCTGTCCATAATACTTGCTATCCTTTGGTTTCACAAACTTGTATTGTTTAGCTACCGGGTCGTCAAATACCTCATACTCTCCGAATAAGTTGTATTCGTAGTCCTTCACAAACGCAACCGGTTTAGGCACCTCGACAACACCATCGTTAAAGTGTCCATCGTTAAAGTCCGCCTTATATTTACGACCATTGATCATACCCTCGGCTGAATAGCCATACTCTTCCCACTCAGCCGCAGGGTGCTTTGCAACAATCTTAAAAACTGAGCCCACGGGGATGTCACCCTGTTTATACTTACCATCAACAAACAGGGCCGCGCCACGTATCGGTTTCACAACTTTGAGTTGGGTGCCAACTGCCAAGTTTGATGTCATTTATTATACGCTCTGAATAAATTCCCAGTTGAGGTAGTCGCAGATCTTCTTCCAGATCTGATCGTGGGCGATCAGGCGGTCTCGGGACTTCAGCAATGGAAAGAACACCTTATACTCATCCAGGTCCAGCAGTTCAAAGAACTTGTAGAGGATATACGAATACGACAGGAAGTTCGTGCGATCGTTGGGACAATACAGCAAGAACGGTGCCTGAATCTCCTGGAACATTGCCCGGACCTTTTCCTCGATTTCAGGGGTGATGGTCGGGGGCGGATTTCCATTGAGCCGGCTCAGAATGTGAGCACGGTGCTCGTAGTACTTGGACCGTCCCAGCTTCTTCAGAATCTGGCGAGTGTCCTCCTCGGAGAGATCCGCAATGTTGTCAATCCGACGCTTACGGATCTCCAGAATCACCTCGTTCATGACCTCCTCCGGAATGATGGTGGATTCCTTGGCCTGGAACTGGTTGAGAATCTCGTTGAGGTGATTGATCTTCTTGTATGCGTAGTTGTTCCGCTCCTTCGGGGGATCACGGAAGGAAGGAAAGTCCGACACCACCAACGCATACTCCTCGGATCCGCAGCTAGGGCACACCAGGATTCCCTCTGAACTAATCTCTTCGCGAGCGACATTGCACGCAGTACAGTGCTCGGTCAACAACTGGGTCGCATCGGGACCGTTGCTCAACTTCATGCGAGACACGTACTCGTCAAAGATCTGCTTCTTGGACAATCCAGTATCCGCAGCGGGCGGATTCGCGACAAAGAATTTCAGGAATGTATTTGCATCTTTTGGAAGAGGGGCAGGCTGAGAGGATTGGGTGCTCTCCTTGCCATAGTAATCAAGTAAGATGTCCATGTTTTTCATGTAATACTCTTCCACAGGATTGACCCGTGCAAGTTCCTGTTCAATCTCGCGAATCTGTGAATCCACGTACGAACACTTCACAATTTCCGTTAGTTGGGTTGAAGTACTGAGCATCTCACGTTGACTTCGAAATGCCGCCAGCTTTGTCTTCAGTTCCTCCAGCTTAGCACCCGAATCCCGCAAACCCTGGACCTGTTCCTGATGAACTGAGTCCAGAGTCCCCATCGACGATCCGCTCGCTCCGGGGTCCCGGGTCTTGCGAATTCTGAACACGTCCATTTGTAAACTCTTCGGTTTGCTTCCTGAAGACCGAATTTGTAAACATACACGGACGTTGCCGTTTCAAGGAGACCAACGACTTTTCATACGGCATGCCAAACTTCTGAACAATGTAGGTTAGGGCTAAGAACGCCGACCGATTAATTCCACACTGACAATGGACAAAAATCGTCCCGTTCCCTTCTCGCAGAAATCGAGACAAGGCCTCCTCAAACGCGGGATACCAGTCCAGGATATTAACATCAACCGAGTCTGCCGCATTCAGGCACACATACCGATCTGGATACGCTTTCCGGAACCACGCAGGAGAATCCGCAGGAAATGCGCAGTTGATCACGTGGGTGATACTGTGTTTACGAAAAAAAGAAGGTGTGAGCATCTCACCGGCACCCACGAGAACTCGCGAGTAGAACCATGCCGGCGGCTCATAAAGGTACCTCGGTTGGAGGAACTGCATATTGATTTAGAGTGCGATGTGTTTAACCGAAACGCTCCCGCATCTCCGCGTACGTCATCGGCGTATCCTTGTGCTCCTCCAGAGCCTTAGCTTGCTCTTGAAGAGTCATGTCCTTTGGCAGGGCAATAAACTTCTGTCGCTTCATTTCCGCCTCCAGCCGAGCGATGCGCTCCATCAGATCGTCGATTCTCTTTGCCATGATGCGAAGTGCGTTTGCAGTGTAGCTATCCATTGTACTGTCCTCTAGTACAGAAACAACCAGATCCATTTTACCACGATGTCTCCTTCTCATATCGCCTCTGCAGCAGAGCCTCCTCATCCACCGGAGTCTCCGCAACAGGCGCAACTTGAAACTCCAGGAAGATCTGGATCGCGTCCTTCGTCTCTTCATAGAAGGACACTACGTTCTTTCCACACGCAACCGACAGGTCTTCAAGGGTATTGTACTCGGCAATCGTCTCCTCAAGATCGTAGGTCTGACCATTGTACAGCTGCTTCTTGTCCATCTCAGCAAGAACGAACTTGGCGGGCTTTTTATTGTAGAGCGCCGTGAAGAAGCGGTCCTTGAGACATGCCTTCTCGGCAATAAAGATCAGTGTCTTGAGGAGGTACTTTGCATAGGCCGTGTCATTCTCAATCCGAGTCTTCGGGGCGTTGAGGATGTACGTAATATCAGTCTTGGAAAGGATCGGCATTCTGAGGTGTTTTATCTTGTAGTGAATAGTTCCGTTTTACATTTTCATCCCAGGAAACTCAGCAGGAACACATTCAGCAAGTGCGAGACCACCACGGCGGCTGCACCCAGCACACCGGCACCCTGCCACGACACCACTCCGCCCGAGGTGTAGGCACTAGGAATGTACCGGAGGAGCAGATCACGGGGAGCCGAGAGCGACAGGATAACCGTCGCCAGGAAAAAGGAGATATACAAGGTTAGGTTGGCCCACATCATGCGCATCATCGGCAGCGACGGCTTGAACGAAGGTGCCATCTGGGTACGGGCAATGTGATCGGACCCCGAGACACCCGCCATCGGCGGCATGGACTGAGGGAGCTGAGGCGAAGGCAGGAGGGCATCAAGCGAAGTCTGGTCCTCCATTGTTTATGAAGGAGACGGGATTTCGCACGTGGCATCTTCCACGCGGTACTTGTAGCACTTGCCATCCACCTTGACTGTCTTTGTGCTAACATCGTCCAGCGGAATACCTAACACTCGGTAGCTGTCGTAGTTCCGGTGAAATAGTAGGACCGAGATACCGAGTCCAATGACGAAAGAGAAGAAGGGACTCGCGCGTTGGATGGCTCGGGTGATGTCAATCATTACTTCTTGCTGAGACTTGCGAGTAGATTGAAGGAATCTGCCTCCTGCCCACACGGCACTTCAATGGCATGGGTGCGGATACATCCCGTATCTGTGTGAAAAATACCCGTGTCATGCGGCGTGGGTACCGAGATCTGTTTGCGGCTAGGAGGGATCACAATACAGGCGATCAACATACCGACAATGGCACCCGCCGCGATCCACACGACTTGAAACATTATACAGTAGCAACTACTTTTTGAGAACCCATGTACCTGAAGACAGCAAGGGCGATCGGCGTTGTCACAAGTCCCGAATATGGAACCACGATAGCAAGTCCTGTTAGAACATAGGCAACCGCCAAGTGCCCGGACAAGACCAGAAGCCGATACGTCACAAAAATACTAAACGCATACAAGGCTGTTGCGACCAGTGTCGCTCCGGTCAAAGCACTTCCCGCTAGAGTCGGCATGGCTGGAAACGCAATCGAGGGTGGTGTTCCGAACTTGACTGCCTGTCCGTCGGGAACCGCGACTGTTCTCTGTACACCTGTACCTGTATCCGTGTAGGTCAATGTCAAACGTCGTCCCTTGACTATATTTGCCGAAGACTGCTTCTCGGCCAGTTTTGCTTGAAGCATACTGGTTTCCAGCTGATTCTGTTGGTAGTCAATACACTTCTTGTCGCTCACATTGCCACAGATCGTGGCCGCTTGCGTCTTAATGTCTGTCTTTTCGGTATCACTCAAATTCACCGTCATATTAGCTCCCAAGAGGTCAATTGCTGGAACCAGACTATTGTTTGCCTTTGTATCCAAATATCCTCCAGCCGCCTGTTTTTGAAGACTGTCCGTGATATCCGTTGCAGATGACTCGTCTCCCCAGGTTGCCTGGTTGATCACAATCCCCATTGTTAGTTAGCAAACACGAAATTCGCGAGACCAGACGTAATTCGCAGGAAGTTGATGGCCTCGACATAGACCCCGAGATTGTAGGTGTAGGCAAAGATAACATTGTCTCCATTCCGGTTGCGGACCACTGTAACAAGGCTTTCCGGAGGATACACCGGAAGTCCGGTGACCGGATCCCTCAGTGCCTGCTGGGCCGCTGTCACGATCAGCGGGTTTGGCGAGAACACGGTCGACTTCACAACGCAGACAATCTCCTGTGCGTCAAGACCAGCCTGCGTCACCAAAGGCTGTTGAAGTGTTAGCCGGAGAACAACCTTATTGAACAGGCTGCCGTTGATTGCACCACTCGGTTGGTACAGGTCATTGTTCAGTGCAAACGAGTACATATAAACACCCGGAAGCTGAGGTGCATTACCCGTTGTGTGCTTGTACATCTGGATAAGTGAAAAGTATGAGGTTGGCTTCACAGACAGTCGCTCCTTACCGTCAAGCAGAAGTTGTCCGTTCGTGATTGGATCGCGGGGATATACGGAAGAGATCTGTTGCTGGCCGCTTGAATACAGAAATGTCTGTGTCTGGGTGGAATTGGTGAGGGTGGACGGTATGTCGTTAAGGTCTCCATTCGTTGTAAAAGGAGCCCGATTCGGATTATCCCAATTTGTGTAATTATCCCACTTATTTGAAAGAACCTTATCAGTTCTCTGCGCCGACCACACGATCCGGGTCACCAGATTAAAGAATGGAATCTCAACATCTGCATTTTCACCATACTGTCCGGTACTGGCCTTATACTCTACCCTCTTGACGAGGACCGTTTGATCAGCATTCGCAAGTTGCGCCATTTCCATCTCTGTTAGGTAGATGAAGTTGCCCTCAAGGTACGGATCTGGGAAAAATGTCTTCAAAGCCGTATTCGACTGGACACCTGATCGCGTCGGTGGAGACAAGAAACGTCCAATGTCGTAGTCAGTCGAATTCGGGCGAATACGCTGTCCAAACGTTGTTCCGCGATTGGCAGGATTCACGTCGATTACCGTGTAGAGATGGTTGAGAGGGCGGTAATACACGTTAATGAAGACATCCGAGTTTTGCATAGAGACCAATGGCAATGCCGTTCCCGGATTCTCACAGAACCAAAAGTGAAGAGGGACGATCAACTGTCGAGAACGAATCGACGGTTCGGGAACCAGTGTGTTTGGGGTTGTACCAGGCTGTACACCTGGCACAATTGCATGCGGGTACTGTCCTGTGCGATCGTAGGCATTCGCGGGGTCATTCAGCTCGGGGAGATTTCCAACCATCTGATCGACCAGCTTCCTCTTGTTAGGATCGTGTGTCAGGTACGAGTAGAACTTCATCCACTCACCCGTCATTTTCTGAAGAACCTGACCGTTCGAAGTGATCTCCACACGATCAATCAAATTGTATCCAATGTTCTCGACCCACTGAAATTCATACCCCATGGAGTTGGATCGCGGATCGTATCCGTCAGGAGGAGCCGCCGAGCCCAGATGTGTCAAGGGAGACCAGATATCAGGCAATGTAATGATCAAGTAGGTATCGTGAAGTAGCTGTGCATACCGATCAATTCGACACGAAATCTTCCGTACGGTAGTTTGATCAAACTCCAGGTTCGAGCTCGTAAAGGTCATTCGAATCGATTCCATAGCAAAGTTAGTGTGACGGCGATAGACCGCCCGAAAATGGGTCATGGAAGGGTTTCCATTGACCAATTCATTCTGTGCTCCAATCCCTGCTAACTGAAGGAGTGCGCCCGGCATATTGTGTTAAAGGGAGATTAGACTAAATAGGTCGTGGTCGAAGTGTTCGCAGGAACGCAGCAACTATATGTTGCGCGGCGAAGAACCTACTATGTGATTCTGCGAACGATATGATTTGCGCTATCTATCAAGTATGCAGCATCACCAGCTGGAGAAAGGGCAATCATGGACGGGGTATTAAACGTTGCATTTAAGCCTGATCCATCCGTAGCCCCAGATACACCGGATCCTGCAAACGTCATCACTAGCGTGCTCTGGGTGTTAATAATACGAATGCGTCTGTTACCAGAGTCTGAAACTAGTAAATTACCACTCGGCAAAAATGCGAGAGAATTCACGGTACTAAACCTTGCAGCTGCGCCGGCGGCATCAATGTATCCTGATGTTCCAGGAACACCAGCAAGAGTTGTGACGACTAATCCAGGCCACGTCATGAATCGAACCGCATGCTGATCACCAATCGCAATCAGTGTTCCTGCTTGGTTT